TCATGGAGAACTTGTTTGGAAATCATTAAATCGTGGCGTTGATAGTGCTATGATACGTTCAACATCACAAGCAGTCGATGGATTATTAGGATGGGATGATGCAGGGCGTTTAGAGTTCTTAACTAGTGTTGGTCCTGGTGCTCTTACTCGAATGGTGATTTCAGAAAGTGGAAATGTAGGTATTGGTACAACCTCTCCTGGATCAGCATTGCATGTAGCTGGATTAATTAATGCTACACCAGGAAACGGTATATCTATGGGTATTGGTAGTGATGGTAATTCTGGTATACAATTAAATAGTGGAGCAAATGGTTCATCAAATACTTCATATATTGATTTTGGTTATTCTGGTATTGATTTTATATCAAGAATTATTCATTTTAATAATAACAGAAGTTTGCAATTTCAAGTAAACGGATCTGCAACACCCCTAATATTAAATAGTACAGGAAGTGTGAGTATTACTGGTCCTGGCGGTGTTGGTAGTAATGGATCTTTATTAATTACAGGAGGAGATACTTTTGGTCACAGTTTATATGTTGCAAGTGCAGCATCTCATAAAAGATTAGCGTTTAACAATACTGGTAATGTAGGTAATATATTTGCTTACGATTATGGTGCACCAGCTGTGCAGAATTTAGCTTTACAAGGATATGGAGGTAATGTAGGTATAGGTACTTCTAATCCAAGTTTTAAGTTAGATGTTAATGGATCTATTATATGTTCAGATTGGCTTCGTTCTAGTGGTGCAACCGGTTGGTATAACCAAACATACGGTAAAGGTATATATGCAAACGATACAACATGGGTTAGAACATTTCCTGATAGATCTTCATTTCTTTGTGGAACACTTAATTGTAATGATATTACTACAAATAATAACAATATTGGTATGGGATCTGGTACTATCCAATTTACTAATAATGGAGCTGGGTTAAATTGGGGTAGTAATTTTAGTCAAATTTATGATGATGGTGATCTTCGTATAAAAACTGACGACAATATGCGTTTATTTTGTGGTGGTTCAGAAGTACTTACTTTAACTCCATCCATCACTGTAATAAATACAAGAACTTATATAAACAATTATGCTTCAGGAAATGTTATTCCATTGGGTGTATACGCTCCAAATATAGGAGGTTACCAACCATGGGTAGTTACTTTATTAGGTAAAACCGAAGAAACTAATTATGGTGTAGCTGTACAAGGTTATTATTATGCAGGTTCTGGAAGTACATCTAATTATTATTTTATAGGATTCAATGGAATGTCTTATGATACACAAAGTTTTAAGGTATATCCTGGGGGTAGTATTGCAAAAACCGGTGGTACATTTGATATTATACACCCAACAAAAAATGATCCTAAAAAAAGATTAATACATAGTTTCATAGAAGGCCCTCGTTGTGATCTCATTTATAGAGGAACAGTTCAACTTGAAAATGGTACAACAACAGTTAATATTGATAGTGACTGTGTTTGTAAACCAGAATCTGCTATGAGTCAAGGAACATTCGAAGCCTTGGTAACAAATCCGGATATATTTTTACAAAACAAAAGTTCTTTTGATCAAATTATAGGAAGCATTTCTGGAAATATACTTACAATTGTATCAAATAATACAGCAAGTAATGCTATGATATCTTGGATGGTTATTGGTGAAAGAAAAGATTCATTTATTAAACAATGGAACCGTACAAATTCTGATGGTTATCTTATTACAGAATATACACAAGTTTAATTTTGTTAATTTAAAATAAAATTTTAACAATAAAGAATAAATTATAAAATAATTTTTTTATTGTATAATATATAATGGAAAGTGGAGATAGATCATTTACAGTTACATTAATAAAAAAATCTGGTAAAAAAGTTAAAACTAGTGGTGGTAGATACATAAGTAAATCACCTAGTTCAGCTGCAAGAAAAGCATTCTCGCAATATTATAGACAACACAAGACATCAGGGCAATTGTCATTAGAAATACATATAAAAGAAACTACACAAAATTCATCTGATAAAGTTTTTAAATATAAAGTATCAAAAGTAAAGGATCCAAGGGATATTTCTAGAGGTAAACAAATAATACATTATGAATATACTACAAAAGTTAAGGCTTTATAAAATTACTTTATTTTTTATTGAAAAAATAAAGATTAATATCAAAAGGGGCTCACGCCTACAAGTAAATATTACAGTTGTATAGTATTAGTTCTTGTAGGCGTGAGCCCCTTTTGATATTAACATTTATATTATTATAAATGTTAATTAAAGTTAAATTAAAAATTACCACCTGATAAAACTTGCGTTACACTACGATATTGTTTTTGACCTTTAACACTTTCGTTTTTAGGTTTATCCATATAATATGGTTGTTGACTAGCATCTCGTAAGTAATCGACGTATTGTTGAATTTGAGAAACGATTTTTGGAACTATTTCTTGAACAACAATTTTATTTAATCTATCGACTTCATTTGTATATTTTTTAAATAATATTTGACGTTCCGTTTCAGACATTTCTTCGCTAATTAAAGCAGGGTGTAGACTATATTCTAAAAAGATACTTCTCATAATTATCATTAATTCATTGTTTGATTGGTCATCTATAATATAATTTATTTGTTTATGTACATTTAGTTTAATGAGATTTTGAATATTTTTTATATTTTTATCAGAAAAAAACAAAAATGTTAATGGCGTTTCACCATATAAATTTTTAAATAAAAATCTAGTATTGCTACCAGATATTTGTTTATCGTCTGGAGTTAAGTTATACTTTCCAGGTGATTTTAATTCTTCAACTTTTGTAGAAGGTAATCGTTTACTTCTTTCATCAGTAATAGTTAATAAAGTACGTTTATCTCCTGGTAAATCAGTTGATCTTTCGTATAATTCTGGATGAAAAAGAGGTTGGTTTTGACTATAAATAAATTCTTTTGTATCCATTACACTATATAATATAAAAAATAAAATAAGTTTAATTAATTTAATTAGAAATAGATTTAATTCTTTTATGTAAAATACAATTTTTATGTTGTGAATTTGTATTATTTGTTTCCCAGTCTATTAAATTAAAAATAGATTTTAACATAGATACTGGTTTACGCAAGTTTGGATTAATTTGAAATGTATGTTTAAATATTGTCATTATTATTTTTTGTTCATTAATAGAATAGTTTGCACTGTCAAGAGGTTTAAATACATATTCGTCTAATTTATTATAATTTTCTAAAGAATATTTAAATCTAGCATATAATTTATCAGTCTTATGATCGGCATATTCCCATGGTATATAGGGATTAATGATATTATATAACAAAATACCACAACACCATATATCTACTTTATGTGGTTTATAAAGTTTTTTCTGGATCATTTCTGGAGGCATACATAAATCAGTACCATGAATTCCTCTATACATAATTTCTTTTCCATCAATTTTATAGAACATTGCTTCACCAAAATCAATAATTTTAATGTGATTATTGTATACCATAATATTTTCTAATTTTAAATCCAAATGTGCAATATTGTTATTGTGAAGATATTCTACACCATCTAAAATTTGAGAATATAAATGTAATAAAAATTTAGTATTATCTTTATATGAAAATAAATAGTCAATAAGATCTATACCATGACAGTATTCAAATGTTATAGTATGATTTTTTTTATCAATATTTAAAGTTTTGCGAATGTTAGAGTGATTTAAATTAATTGTCATATAAAATTCATTGAAAAAATGGTTAATAAAAAAATTTTTATTATTTTCAAATTGACTATCATCCGTTTTCATTGATTTAACAACAACACATTTATTACAATTATAATTTGAACAATGTTTTTTACATTTGTATAATTGTAATTTTCCAAACCCACCTTCTCCTAAGGTTTTTACATACATTTTGTTCATTGGTAATATCATAATTTAAATTAATATAATTTAAATTCAATTTTTATAAATTTGATAAATTTTTTCTACATATTGGACAAGTGGTTTCTTTAGATAACCATTTTTCTATACAATAAATATGAAATTGATGATTGCAATTTAATTTTCTGATTATATGTATATTATTGTCATTGTCATTGTCATTGTCTTCTTGGCAAATAGAACAATCAAAATTGTTTTTTAATAAAATAGAAGATTTTTGAAATAAATCATTTAAATATAATCCTTTTTTATAAAATTGATAAATATTATTTCCACTAACCATATCATTAAAATTACGATTAATAGTATTGTTATTAATAGTATTGCGATTACGATTCCTTATTATATCTGAATAAGCTAAACGGCGATTAAGACCAGGTTGTTGTGGTAAATCCATATATTAATAAAGTTAATTATTTTCTAAAAATAAACGTTTATGTTTTGAATTTGATTAGAAGATACATTAAAAAAAATTAATATGTTAATTTTTTTTCTTGATAAAATATAAGTAATAATATGATTGTTTTATCAGAAAAGGTTAAAACGTTAATTCCATATTTAATAGGTATTATTTTAATAATATATCTTTTAAAGCCAAGTATGTTTTTTAAACCAAATGGTAAAACTAGGTTATATGGTTTAGGATACGATGAAGAAGGATATAAAAAGACTTTATATACATTTCAATTTTGTATTATAATAATAGTATTGATATTATATCATTTTATTAAAAAGTAATCTTGTATAAAAAGTAAATTTAATGGAATAAAAAATATAAAAAATCTCTAAATATTGATTTTTTATTTTTCATCCAATCTGCCATAATCCGAAGTGCTTTGTAAACAATATCTACATCGCAATTTAATAATAGTATATCACCAATAAAAGGATTTTTAATTCTGACATTTTCATCTTCTTTTGTTATGTGTTCGATATTTATAAAACGTTTATAGTCAATTATATGAAAACTATTTATATTTATATAATATATTCCATTAAGTTTAAAAAATGAAAATTCTAAACGTTTATTATTAAACTTTTTAATAATGAAATTATCTGTATTAGTTCCTGAAAATTGTTTAACTATTAATTTACCATCAGATTCTTTTAATTCAGTAGTTACATTACCATTTTTAGACAAATGATTGTCTATAATTAAATATTCTTTTTCCATGATATTAGTTTTTAAAAAAAGAATATAATTTAAATAGTTATTAATCCATTTTTAAATGGTTCGATTTGTGATAATTGAAGATTATACATATAATAATATAATTTAGTAGAACTATTTAATATTTTAAAATGTTTGTCTTTTAAATAGCCATTTTCCATTATATCCATTACAGTTATCATATCAAATAAGTCGTTTTCAAAACTGTATTTGCTTATATATTCTATTAAATTAAATTTATACGTGTCATTTTCTAAAGTCATAAAAATATAAAAATATCCATTTCTAGAAGAAATATTATTAATAGTATTTTTTGTAATTAAGTTATATAAACAAATAAAATCTTTAATTTCATTGGTTTCTGGATTAATTATTAAAAAGTTATAAAACGAGTCATTTAATAATATATTTCTAATATCATGTTTTGATTTATAATCAAAAATATCATAGTTAATTTGATTAATATAAAACAATTTATCATGAATTTCATTTACTATATGTGTTAAGACGTCTTGATTTTTATCTAAATAACGTTTTGTCAAATGTATAAATTTATAATTTTTTAAAAAATTTTTATCAAAGTCAAATGTTTGAAACATTTGTTTTAAAACACAGATGTCTTTATCTAATAAGAGTAATTTTGAATCTGTTAAGTTTTCTACATTAATAGGTCTATGATAAAAAGTTTTATTTGAAAAACTAGGAGTTTTAATAGGTTTACCACCAATAGTATATAATGCACAATTTATTTGTTTATTAAATTTTAAAAGACATCTTTTTGTTAAAATATTAATCATATAAGACGAAAAGTGTAAATTTCTAATGGATTTAATTAAACATAAATAATTAACATCTATTGTTTTATATTGTTTAAATGTATTGTTTTCTTTAATGTAAATAATTTCAGGATGCCCACATATAAAACCAACCATGTTTTGTGTAGTTATATTACTGGGTTTTTTATTATAAGGATAAAATAAAATACATAATGTATCTGGTGTAATATAGTGATTAAAAAGTTCTTTAGAGTAATTTAAAGTAAATTTTGAATCTATACCGTTATAATTATTATTTATAAATTCTAATAATTGAGTTTTTAAAAAATCATCTGGAGATGTAACGATATAGTAGTCTAATGAAAATTTACTATTAGAAATTTCTGTATTAATATTTAATAATAAAGAATCTGAATCTAATATATATGTGTTATCATTTTTTAAACCAGAATTGAGTTTTAATGGTTTATTTGACCAAAAACTCATTTAATATCTTTTTTTATTTTTTTTATTATGTTTTGACGTAACAGACTCACTGTAAACAAATTCTATTTTTGAGTCTGGATATTTACTTAAATCTGGGTATTTATTTAATAGATTTTTTTTTTGAACTGAAAATGAATTTTTATCTTTTAATTTTTGTTGTTGTGGTTTTGATCCCCAATCAATATATAAATAAAATGGTTCAATAAATTCAATAAGATACCCTCGTTCTGATAATCTATTAATAATAAATAATATACAATTTTTCATATCATAATTGGGATATCCAATAAGAATTTTTGGTATTTCAAAAATAATAAATGTTTTATCAGTATTTTTATTTGTAAAAATGATTTTTTCTATACATTTATTTAATACTATATTATAAATATCTATTTTTGAGGTTTCTTTAATAGATTTTTCATGGTGTAAACTAGATATACTTGGTATTTTTATATCATTATTCATTTAATCTATATTTAGATAATATTTTTAATTTTATTTATTTATTTATATTAATTAATTACTTTATATCTTTATGTCAAATGATATAAAATGTTGTAATATTATATATGGTTATGTAGAAGATTTTATATCATCTTATAATGATTCGCAAATTATTTTAATAGAACCAAGAAAACATATAATAGATCAAATTAATAAATTAAAATTAGATAATGTTATTGTAATTAAAAAAGTTTTAGTTAGTACAAATAGTTTATCAGAAACAGTTTTATATAATGATAAAAAGAATGGTGAATATTGGTTAGAAAGGGGTGATTTATCAATAAATGGAACTAATTTTTTTAATATTACTAAGGAATTAGTTTACACAATAAGTTTAGTAGATCTAATAAATAAATATAAAATTCAAAATATCCAGAATTTAGTATTAAATATCGATATTAATAATAAAGAAGTATTAAAGAGTATTGAACAATTTAATCATATTATTTCGTATATAAAAGTTAAAACTGATTTTAAATGTGATTTTTTTAATAATTTTTATAAAGAAATCGATGAAAATATAAATTATACTTTATACATACATAAAAATTTAAAAATTAAATTACCAAAAATAGCAATATATTTTAATAATTTAAATTCAATTTTAGATATTGATAAATTAACATTACTATTAAATCAATATCAAATGAGTTTAATTATAACAGAAAGTGATATTACAACTAATATAATAGAATATCCAGAATCTATTAATAAATTAAATGTTATGTATAAAAAAACAAAGACTAATAATAAGAAAAACACCCAATTTTTTTATGATAAAATAATAAGTGATTTAGATATAATTTTTAATGACAATAAAAATAATAACGAAAATACAATACAGAGTAGTGAACTAATACAAAGTAGTGAACTAATACAAAGTAGTGAACTAATAGAAAATGTAATTAAAAGTATTAACAATTTAGATATAATAATACAATTTAATCCCAGATATTTTGAAGTGCATAATACATTGCAGATAATGTATCCTTTAAAAAATAATATAATATACATAAATAAGATGTATGATATTATTTATGCCACTAAAAATTGTATGTATATGTTGTATCAAATTATTAAATCTAAATATTTTTCTGATTATTTAGATGATAAAAAAAGTATAAATCCTAAATTATTCAAGATAATGTCAAAACGTTATTTTTATGAATATATAGAAAAAATATTTCAATTAAAATATTTCTAGTGTTACTTTTTTAAAAGTAATTTATAGGATATTGTTTAATTTTTGTTTTGGAATTGTACATCTATTATATTTTTGCGATATCATTTTATCACCGATTGTTTTTGTTAATTCTATTTTTAAAATTGATTTTTCCATGGTCTTAGTGGTTTTATTTAAAGTTATTACTTGTAAAGAAATACCAAAATTAAATAATTTTATATATTTTTGTTTATCTCTATATTTATCATTTGAGATTAATGTACAATGGTTGTTTTGACTTAAAATATAAAAGAAATATTGGCATAAAAAATCATCTTTGTTTTTATCTACAATTTCATTTAGATATTTATCTTCGATAATTACAAATTTTATATTAAAAGTACTGTAAAGTTTAATTATATTATCTAATATAGTTTCAAATTTATTTAATTTTTTCATTACAAAATAAAATTGACTAGTTTTATCTATTTTTACGTGATCTATATATTTTGTAAAAAACAATTCAAAAAAATCATATGTATCTTTTATTTTATTAGTATGTTTAATAAGATGAAAGTCTATATTATCACGTTTGTATTTAATTTCTCTAAAATCTGAAAATATATTAAGAAAATCTACAATATAGATTTTTAGTGGTTTTTTATAGTTAGACATTATTTAGCGATTATTATAATTAATAAATATTATATTTTTAAATTTATTTTTGTGTTTTTTATTAATTTAAAATAAAGTTAACAAATCGTTCTATGTAACCATTTTGTAAATTAGGTTGTGAATTTTGATGTTCTTGAACACATAATTGTTTAATTCGTGGTAAATTGAATTCTTGACCTAAATATATTCCAATTAATAATATAGTTAAAGAATATAACATTTATAATAATGAAAAAATTAATTTTTTAAATTGATTTTTTTAATATATTTGTTTAAATTAATTTTTTTAATATATTTTTTAAATCTATTATCCATAAGTCTTCAGGTGATTTAGATAGGATAATTTTTAATTCAGATTCTTTTTTGTTACATTGTTCTTCTAGTTCTTTAATTTTTTCTAAAGTTAATGAATAAATTGGTAATCTAAGTAAATAATCATATGAAGCCTCATCTTTGACATAATCAAGTTTTTCAAGAACGGAAACTATATAATCTTTCGACCGTTTATTAATGTCAAGGTCGCCATTAATATATTCTTTAATAAAACGTGCCTTTGATGTTAAAATTTCTAATTCTCGTTGTAATCGCTTTGTAATATAGTCTTTTCGTTTAACATAATAATCAAGTCGAAGATCAAAAAATTCAAGTAAAATATCAACTGGTGTTTTGTATTTTGTAAGAATTAAATTTTCATTAAAAAGATACATATTATTTGTACTAAAAGATTTAACTAATTTTAGTTCTTTTTCTAATGTTTTAGTTTTAATTAAATTATCCAATGTGGCTTTATTTTTAAATTCTACAATAAAACAAATATTATCATTTTCGTCTATTGTTTTATTTTGAACATCTTTTAGTTCAAAATTTTTCTTTTTTGGTTTTATTTTATCACCCTTTATTTTAACAACAGTTTTTTCAATAAATGATTCTAAAAATTCTTTATAATTAGTAACACCCATCCCTACAGGAATTTCAGTAATTTTAATTTGATAATCGGATAGTCTTTCCCATCGCCCTTTAGTTATATAAGATCCAGATTCAGTTTCTTCAACTATACCATTAAAGCCTTTGAAATATGGTTTCAGTGGGAGTGGCATAAAAGTATCATCACCAATCATTTTTATCAAATTGTGAATGATGTCTACTGGATTAAATGTTGGAATAAATGTTGAATATCCTGTACCAATACCTTCACATCCATTTACAAGAACCATTGGAATAATAGGTAAGTACCATTCTGGTTCAATTACTACACCATCATCGTTTAAAAAGTTTAATAAAGGTGTATCGTTTGGATTGAAAATATCTTGTGTTGTATCAGAAAGACGTGTAAAAATGTATCTAGGACTAGCAGCATCTTTTCCACATTGATATCTAGATCCAAAATTTCCATCGCCATAAAGTAAATTAATATTATTAGATCCAACAAAATTTTGTGCCATGTTAACAATTGCACCCTGAAGAGAAGCTTCACCGTGATGATAACTTGTTTCTGCAGAAACATAACCAGACAATTGAGCTACTTTAATAAGATCCCGTTTATTTTTCTTTAACATATAATATAAAATTTTTCTTTGACTTGGTTTAAGTCCATCGCATAAACTTGGAATAGATCTTAAATTGTCATAAATAGAAAAATGAATAAGTTCTTTATTAATAAGATCTTGATAACTTACACGATTTTGATTCATATCTAAATAAATATTTTTATCATACTTACTTAACCATACCTTACGTTTATCAGAACATTTTACAATTTCAACTTCTTCATTTGAATTATTATCAGATGATTTTATTTTAATGTTTTTATCCTTTTCAAAAGCCAATAAGATAGATTCATCACATAGTTTATCTTTGTAGTAGTAATCTATTTTTAATTCATCTAAACGTCTAAATGTTTCTTTGGCATCTTCTTTTTTTGATGTACCAAGACCTTTAAAATATCTAATTTGATAACTATTTAAATTAACACCTGTTTCTTTCCATTTAAGATAATCTTGTTCTGTAAAAAATTCCATAATTTTCTTTCCTTTTATAGCCTTTACAATAGGTGTTCTTAATGTTTGAATATAATCGAGTTTTATAAGACTTGGCCACCAATAATGGAAGAAATTAACTAATAAACTTCGAATATGAGATCCATCAACATCAGAGTCTGTTAATAACATTACTTTACCATAACGAAGTTCAGATGTATTTTTATAAACACTGTCTTGTTTTAGTCCAATAATTTGTTTGATGTTATTAATTTCTTCGTTTCCTATTAGTTGTGATATAGTTGCATCACGAATATTTAAAACTTTTCCTTTTAATGGAAAAACAGCATAACGTTCTGGACCTACAACAGATCTTCCCCACATTGCAAATGTTTTGGCAGAATCACCTTCTGTCAAGATTAGTGTACATTGATCTGATCGTACAGTTCCAGCCCAAAGTGCATCTTCAAGTTTTGGAATATAAATTTTATTTGTTTTTTTACCGTCTGTTTGACGACTTAAAGCTGAAGTTTCTTTAAATTTACAAAATTCAACAATTTCATCTGTAATTGAGCTTTTATAAAGTTTTGTAATAAATTGATCACTGACATTAATTATACAACCAAAATCTTTTGAAGGTGTAGTTAATTGTTCTTTTGTTTGACTATTAAAACTTGGATTAGCTACAGTAGAACGTAAAAATACGAATAGTTTGTCTTTGATAAAATTAGGTTTTAATTCTTTTAGTTTTTTTTTATCTTCAAGCATTTTTTTATATCTGTTAATAATTTGATAAAGAATATAATCTACGTGTTTACCACCTTGAATAGTTGCATTACCATTAACAAATGACACTTGTTCATACTGAGAATAAGGTACAATAGCATATTCCCAAATATATTCTACAGTTTCACCATTGTTATAACAGATACGATCAGTATAAGATTCGTTTATAATCTTTTCATTGTCGAAAAAATATCCTATATAATCAACAAGTCCTTTGCCTTTTAATCGTTCACCGTTTAAATATATTTGAACATTTGAATTTGTACAAGCAATACAATCTAAAACACGTTTTCTAATAAGAAGAATTGTATCATCTTCAAGATCATTCATTTCAAAACGAGAATAGTCTGGAGTAAAAGTAATTTTTGTAAAACTTTTTCCTGAGTTTGTTGTTATTTTAGGTTTACTACGATTTTCCATATTATCTGTAAATTCTTGAATAAAACGCATTTTTTCATCACTATCTATGGTTTCAATAATAAATTTTTTTGAATAAATAGCTACTACTTTGCTTCCAAGACCATTCGTACCAGCTCCAGTTCGTGTTGAATTATCGTCGTAATTACTACCAGATAAAAGATGTCCAAAAATTAATTCTGGTACATACATGTTATGTTCTTTATGTAATTTAACAGGAATACCTTTACCATTATTCCAAACACTGATTTCCCCTGTTGATTTATCATAATCTACTTTAATAGTATTAACTGTAGAATCACGAAAAGAATGATCAGTAGCATTAGTTAAAATTTCATCAAAAATTTTCATAAACCCTGGAGAATATAAAACCATTTTCTTTTTCATTTTAATAGATCCATCAGAATTTTCATCTGCAACCCACAGTTCTTCAGTTTGTTTTTTAATTGAACCAATATACATACCACTTCGATGCAAAACATGCTCTCTTTGAGTTAACTTTTGATAAGTGTCTTCTATCCGTTTTGGCATACTACTTAATTAATTTAAGTTATTTTTAAATTTCAATTTTTAATATTTTTAGTGGAAATTATTAAAAAGTTATATATATATGGTTTCATTACTATATGATATATGTAGAATTGTTAAGTACATAAATTCATAATATATAAAATCAATATTATTAGTAGTAAATGGTAGATATTAGGTTGTAATGAAATGATTTTTTTATTAAGATAAGTTATTTCTTCAGGGAAAAGTTTTCCAGAACGTAAATGTGCTATTATATGATGTATAATTATTCCAAATGGAATAACTAATAAGTAATATACAAGTTGTTTATTTGTTTTACATAATGGAAGTCTTTTTGATAGATTAAATGAGATATCTAATAAATATGCACCTACAAATGACGCTATTAAATCAAATAATGCAATTCCGTTATTTTGATCATTGTAATATGGAAATTTTTCAAAATTTAATCTATAACGTCTTAATTGAGATAAATTCATATAATGTATAACAACATTTTTATTTTTTAATTTTCTCCCATAAATTAGTCATCTAGGTTAATTTATTTTTATATTTTTCCAAATTTATATTTCGTGGTAAAATATATAATAATAATATAAATGACTTACCATTTATGTTTTTTATAAAGTGTAAATAATTTTTCTTCAAATTCATCTACAAATTCAGTGTAATTACAAATAGGACTATTAACAAAAGATTGTCTTACATCAGCTTTTAAGTTATGTAGTTTATCTAGATTTTTAGAGAAATATACAGCTTTATTAATATATTCTTCTTGAGACATAGTAACATATTCATCTAATCCACAATTTTTCATTAATGATGTTGTAACATTTTGTGAATGATAATGTCTAACATTATCAAAAATAGTCAATACAGGTACTCCCATCATTAAACTTTCACAACTTGTTGTTGTTCCGGAATAAGGAAATGTATCTAAAGCTATATCCATTTTATTATAATCAGGAAGATGTTCTGTATAAGTATCAGAATATGGTAAAATGTCAACTCTTTCTAATACTGATTTATCTTTAAATGTATCTAAGAATTGTTTTCTTAATTTTGGTGTTAAAAACTCTTTAGTTTTAATAACAAATCGGGCATTAGGAATAGCTTTAAGAATTTTTTCCCAAACACCAATAACCATTGAATTAATTTTATTATATCTATTAAATGACCCAAATGTAATATAATCATTTTTAACAAGAGGTTGTTCAGTTAATTCTGGAATGTTTTCAATACCCATACTTGGAGTATATGCTAAAAATGTTTTATCCATAAAAATGAACTTTTCTTGATAATATTTTTGTGACTTTTCACTGTCACAATATTTATCTGTAATTCTATAATCCATTGATTTAATACCGCTAGAATTAGGATAACCACAATAACTAATTTGAATTGGTGCTGGTTTTAAAACAAATGTGTCAAGTCTATTATCGCCTGTATGTGCAGACATATCGAATAAAATATCAATATTATCTTTTTGAATACGTTGTTTAAAAGCTTCATTTGATAAATTTTTAACAACCGCCCAATTGCATTTTGGAAACATACCTTTTAATTCTACTATTTTAACTGAATAACATGTAACATTAAATAAATCATAATTAATATATTTCAAAATACTATGAAGGAAATATGCAACTGGATGACAAATAAAATCGCCAGAAACAAACCCAATATTAATTTTTCCATTTGATTTAATTAAATCTGTTCTAGATTTAGAGTTTAAGATTTCCGTTTTAACTTTATAATCTGGACAACTTATTTTGTAATCATCTATTACAACGGGGTAAATTTTATTAATTGCTTTATGAATTCTTGCAATATACATAGGATCCTCGATTAAATGAGAAATATAATTAGAATCAAGTAATTTGTTTTGATACGCCAAAGATAATCTTGGTTTATATTTTAAAGCTCTATTATAACCTTCGATTGCACCAATAAAATCACATTCGTAACATTTTGCAAGACCCATATTCATATACATACTTGCAATAAGCATATCTTTATCAACTGATATATGAGCTCGTTGATAATTTTCAATTCCTTTCATATAATGTTCTATAGCTTTGTCTGTATATCTTAATTCAGTATAAACAACACCAATTTGATTATTAACATCTGGATCCAATGGATCAATTTCATACGCTAAATTAAAATAATAAAGTGAAGTGTCTCTATCTTGAATAGTAAAATAAACACTACCAATTCCATTTAAACATTTAACTTTAAATTGTTTTAAAACAACTAAACCAGGATCATCGTCTTTCTTATTATCTAATTTACAATTTGCTAACATCAAATCAAGAAGACCAATAGCTAATTTATAATGATATACACTACTATCTAATTTATTAACTCTATGATACATAAATCCAAGATTATAATGTAATTGATAATCACAAGGATCTACGACTAAAATTTGATTAAGAAGAGCAATATTTTCATCTGCGTTAGCATTAAAGATGGTTAAATATAAGAATATCAATTTAAATAATTCCATAGCTCGTTTATGAAATGGTTCTAAACTTAAGGTTTTTCTTAAGTGAGCAATAGAAACATACAATGTATTTTTTTCATTTGTATTAAAATTAGAACGATTCATTTGAAGTCCTACAGTTCTGGTTAATAATTCAGCACTTATATAATATGTAGTTTTAATTTCTTCTTTATATCTTTGTATAACAAAAGGATTTAACTCATCTAAATATTTAATTAATACATTAGTTCTTTTAATACATTCTATATATTTATTATTGTCTATTCGTTTTTCATTTAATAATGTTTGTTGAGCACTTTCATAAATTTCTTTTAAATATTTATTTTCTGATAAATATGTTTCAATATCTGTTATGGTTTCTAGATAACTAGATTCAGATAGTTGATTTAAATTATTTGTATCAAGTGATGTCATTTAAATTATAATTATTCTATAGTTTTAAAAATATTTTTTTTAACGTATGTTATATTACTTTAAAAAAAGTAATATCAAAAAAGTCTAAAGGTCTAAAGGTCTGCATCTAGTCTTATTATTTAAAAATGAATTTAAAATTAAGTTATATTATATATATATGAGTAATATAAGAGACTTAAAATGGTATCGTAATAGAGTTAAGATTTTACTTGCTAAGCCTCAGCCCCCCCAGCGCTCTACGGACTGGTTTGCTGCACGTAATACTAGAATTACTGCTAGCGAAGCTGCAAGTTGTTTGTATAAATCTAAATCTACGTGTGAGTCTTATGTTAACGAATTCAATATTCAAAATTTTAAATACAAAGATACCGAATCATTAAACCATTATGAAACACGAGAAGAATATATTATAAAAAAATGTGCGTCATTTAATGGCGAAAATGTATTTCGAGATTCTATATATACATTATGGGGTAAAAAATATGAAGAAGTTGCAAATATATTATATTGTCAATTAAATAACACTAAGGTTATAGAATTCGGTTTAGTTTCTCACCCTAGATTAAAATGGCTTGCTGCTAGCCCTGATGGTATAACACCAGATGGTATAATGTTAGAAATAAAATGTCCAAAAAGTAGAAAAATAGATGAAACATGTGTTCCTATTCATTATTATATACAAACTCAAATACAAATGGAAACATGTGATTTAGATTTTTGTGATTTTTTTGAATGCGAAATAGACGAATTAGAAACTGAACAACAATTTATTGAACAAGAAATAAATTCAAATTATCAGGCAAAGGGTATTATTTTTCAAATAAAAGATTCTGGTCCAGATCCTAAATTTATTTATCCACCAGTAGAAATTAAAATGACAGAAGATTATATTAGTTGGAAAAATGATTTACTTTTGGAGAGACAAGATATTTTTCCTATTTATTTTTTTGTAAAAAAATACTATAATCAGCGTATTAATAGAAGTAAAACGTGGTTTGCTAATGTTAAAGATGAAATTAAAAGAACTTGGGATTTAGTTAGAAGATTACAGGAAAACAAAGAAGAATTTGAAAAATATAAAGATTCTATTCATAGGATAAAAAGTAAAAAATTTTATGAAAGATATCATCAAACCGAATGTGAAATTTCAGACGATGATTCAACATATATATTTTACGATGAATCTACATCGATTGAAATAGAAATAGAAGAAGAAATAAAAAAAACGGTTAATGAAGTTGTTTGTTTAATTGAATAAAGATGTTTTCTTAATAGAGCAAATGATAATATAAAGTAAATAATACAATATTAATATTATTTATTTTATATGTATAATTTAAGTATATTTATATGAAAATCGATATTACATTATTTAATGAAGCTCAAAAACAAAGACGTCAAACTTTATATAAATTAATATTTGATAAACGACTGACGATATCATCGATTAAAAAACAATTAATAGCATTTTTAGAAACTACAAAAGAAAGCGGTATTAAAAGAAAAATTAAAAATGATTTGGAATTTTTAAATCACCAATTTGAATTTAGGAAACGGAGTTATGTAAAAAAAAGAGTATAAAGAAACCTTCTCAAACAGGTGGTTTTAAATTTCCAAGAAAATGGAGTAAAAATTATTGTAAAAAAACATCGTGTAAAAAAATGGGGTTTTCAGATAAAACTTTTTTATCATAGACCATATAAAAATTGTTACAAGTAAAGTAATAAAAAAAAAAATTATATATATATATAATATATATAATGGAAAGACCTAAGTTTTATATTAATCCATTAACTAGTAGAATGATAAAATCTACAGCTAGGACTTTTAAAAAGTTAAAAAATGATAAATATGTTATAGATAAACACAAATGTTTATATAATATTAAGTCAGCTGAACGTTGTTTCAATAAATTACTTAAATTATATCCAGATATAGTTTATCCATCATCAAACTTTATAGATATACCAAAAACTTATAAAAGAGGATCGGTAAGAGCTTTTATTGGTGATAAAAAAAAGTTAAAAGGATATGTGGATAAAACTGGTAAAACATATAGATTAAAAAAAAGTATATATAAAAATAAAAGGGTACCAGTTGTAAAAGATTTTACTGATAATCTTAAAAATATTGTTGATAAATTACCACAAGTTGATGATATACAACAAAAAATAGTCGAAGATCAATTGAAATATGATAAACCTATAAAACAGCTAGATGATATTAATATTATATTTAATCCTTTACAAAATGATTTTATATCAGTTAATCAAAAATTAAATAATCAAGAAATGGAAAATATATTAGAAATTGTTAATGGAGAATTAATCCCTAACAAATTATTACCTATAAGTAAAAGTTTTGATTTTTCTGGAATTATAAAAGACAATGAGAAATTATATGGATTAATAGATACGTCAAATCAAATTAAACGTTTCGATAAACCAATAAAAATTAAAGAAAAAAAAATAGATACAGTATCTATTCCAGAAAGTTTATCTGAAATTGAAAAAGATAAATTAGATACAGTATCTATTCCAGAAAGTTTATCAAAAAGTGAAAAAGATGAATTAGATACAGTATCTATTCCTGAAAGTTTATTAAAAACACAAGATACCATATCATCTTTATCAGAAGAACCTGTAATTAAAGAAGTAATTAAAGAAGAAAAACCTGTAATTAAAGAAGTAATTAAAGAAGTAATTAAAGAAGAAAAACCTGAATTACAAATAGAAAATGAATATATAGAAAGTTTGCCCGAGGTTGAATTTATAAAATCGGATGATATTAAGAGTATAGAGGATAAATTAATGGAATCCCCTATTATAGGAAGTGAGGATATAATAAAAAAAATAAAATGTTTAGATGGGTCTCAATGGGATATTAATGAAAATAGGTGTATTTCTTGTGATAAATATGGATTAGTTTGGGATCCTGAATATAAGGCTTGTAAAATAATGTTGAAAGAAGATATAAAAAAAATAATAAGATCGGAAGATGATGATGATTATATAAAAATGAAAATAGTTATTGATAATAAAGATAAAATATTGGGGTATTTAGAATAAATTTTTTTAAATGTTTATAATAAGTAAAATGGATGTCAAATCTATTGTAGAATATATAAAAAAGAATTATCCGAAAATTGTATTTGAACCAATACAATTTGAAAAGTCTTTAACTAGAGCTTTAGGATTTATTATTACAGAAGATAAATTAGTTATAGGATTTATTAATAAAGATGGAGTTATGTGTAAATTAATAAATCCTGTTGATTTAAATAATTTATCTAACACAAATTTTATAAAAGTAATAGAATCTTTACCAATTGTAAAAGGATTTACTGAAAAAGATAAAGAAAGAATAATGAGATTATTTTCTAATGATAAACAACTTACAGATAAAGAAGTTACAGATAAAGAAGTTACAGATAAAGAAGTTACAGATAAAGAAGTTACAGATAAAGAAGTTACAGATAAAGAAGTAGTGAATAAAAACATTGTTGATGAAAACGTGATTTCTAAGGAGGAAAATGATTTGGTTATAAAAGAATTAAATAAAAGGATAAAACAATTAGAATCAAATCTAAAAACAAAAACAGACGAATATGATATATTTTTTGATAGTCAATCTAATAAAGTAGTATTAATAGAAAAAGAGTATCAAAAGAAATTAAATGAAATAAAAGAACAATATGAAGAACAGTTGTCAAATGTACAGCAATGTAAAATGCAATTGGTTGATCAGAATCAGAGTATAATTAATGGTATAAATAAATATAAAGAAGAAATGAAAGATTATATAAAAGGTAAAGAAATGGAAGTTGGTGATTTAAAAAAAATATATGATAAAAGTGTTAATGAAAGAAGTGTATTACAAAATAAATTAAATCAATTAATGGAAAATGAAAAGACGCGATTAGAAGAGTTAGAAAAGAACAAGGATCTAATATCAGAAAGTGATGTAAAAATAAGTGAACGGGAAAGTGAAATAAATAAATTAAGGGAAAATATAAAAATAATAAATGATGAATTAGATGATTTAAAAAGAACTTTAAGTAAATCAGAAATGAAAGAAGTTTTATTAACTGGGTACAAAACAAGATGTAGAGATAAGATTTTAAAAGAAAAAGATGAAATTATCAAGGCTATAAAGGAGTATAATGAGAAATGGTTAAGTTGGTCGGAAAATGTGAAGTCGAATGTAAATGATTATAAAATAAAAATATTATCAGAATTAAAAATGGTTAAAAAGAATTTAGAAGAATCGTTTATAAAAAGTGATTTAGATGATAAAGAAATTAAACAGTTAAAACAAAATATGTTTGATATTGAAAATGAATTAAAGACATCAATTAGTAATCAATTGGCTGAATTATCTGCAAAAGAAGAAAAGATTAAACGTTTAGAACAAGAACGTATACAATTTGAACTAGAAAGAGAACAACAGCTATCTGACGTAAAATCGCGTTTAGAATCTGAAATAAAAAGTCAAAATGAAACGATAAATTCAAATGAAGGGACGATAAATGAGAATACGAAGACAATAAGTGAATTAAGAGATGAATTAGATAAATTAAGATTAATGTTGCAGCAAAATGAAACTGTTAAAATAGAAAAGGTTGTAGATTATGAAAATTGTTATTTAATAGTTAAAAATTTTATAGCATTAAACAATGTATTTTATAGAAAGTTGGAAATAATAGATAAATTAAAGGAAATTATTAATAATAACATAGGGGTGTTTACACATTTAAATGAATCGGTAAAAGAAAAGATAAAAAATGATTTTCAAAAAGTACGTGATGAAATTTTAGTTCATATTAATTTTTTAAATTTATCAGAATATATGAGTAGTCCAAATATTCAATATTTGAAAAATCAGAATACTAGAGAATATGTACCTGAAAATTTTTGTAAAGAATTAACTAATTTACTTGATTATTGGAATTTAAATCAAGGGAAATATAGAGAACAAGATAAAATTCTTACTAATATATATGAAGATTTATCTGGTGCTATACGTGTTTATGTGCGTATAAAGCCTTTAACAGGAAACGAACAGAAAATGAATACTATATTAATAGAACAAGTTGATAATAAAAAACAAAAATTATTAACTATAGGTTGTATTGATTCTGTTAAAAAAACATTTGGTGAATTTTATGGAATATTTGAAGATACTTTTACTAATTTAGATGTTTATACTGGTAAATTAGAATCAACTAAATATAATACATCAAAAACAAAAGTTGATTTACAATCAATTTCATCAGATTCTATAAGTCCTGGATTATATTCGACTTTTAGTCAAATAGAAAATGGTTATTCAGTTGTTTTATTTGGATACGGGATTTCAGGATCTGGAAAGACAATGACTTTATTGGGAACTAAAGGTGTTCCAGGAGTATTACATTATGGTTTAGATAATTTACAAAATGTGAGTAATATTAAAATAAAGTATTTATTTGAACAATATTATAATCTTGTTAATATTAATTTTAATAAATTAACTGGTAAAATACATAATTTAATAAATAAAGTGCCACAATTAAAAGATTTTTCAAAAGATGAAACAGAGATATTTCAAAAAGAAATTCCTAGTTATATTGATATTAATAATTTAAAAATAGAAGATATTTATTCATTGACAGATATAATAGAGGGTTATCGTAAAAATAATAATCGTATTAAACCAACACCAAACAATCCAGTATCAAGTAGATCTCATTTGTATTTAGTATTTGAAATAGAATTTACTAATGGGAAAACTGGATTTATAACAATAGTAGATATGGCTGGTAGAGAATCACCATTAGATTTATATAATACATTTATAGATACTACTAAAACAAAATTAGCAAGTATAATGGCCCCAGAACCAGTTGGTGGTGAAGGGAAAATAAGTACAACTATGAGACAAGATTTGATAAGTAGTTATTCTCCAAAATCTATTTTTGAAATATTAAAAGAAAGTTTTTACATTAATGAATCAATTAATCATTTAATTTATTATTTTAATAAAAAAAATTATCGTCAATACCCAGTTGTATTACAATCACAAAATTCAGAAAAGTATGATACTTTAAAATATTATATTAAACCACAAGAAGAAGAAAACTCTATAAATACAAGTAATAATTGTTTGATGATACCTATTTTAAAATTTTTAGATAATTTATCAAATAAAAACAAAAAACAAGATGAATGGTTACCAACTAAATTTATAACGATTTGTAATATTAGACAAGAAGAAAAATACTGCGAACAAACATTTAAGACACTAGAATTTGCACAATCGATTAAATCAACTTAATAATTAATTGAATTTAAAAAAAATACTTAATAAATAACTTAATCATTATGAAAATTGAAACTATTGATATAGATGATAAAAAATATGATATTATTATAGGTCAAAATCAACTTGAAAATGATAATATCATAAAAAACGCAAGTCAAAATGATATATGGTTTCATTTATCTAATTTAAGTGGTCCTCACATAATTTTAAAATCAAATGGTGATATTATACCAAAAAGACACCTAAATTATATAGGAACACTATTTACAAATTATAAAAATAAATTACCAAATCATTATACAGTTATTTATACAGATATAAAAAATGTAAAATTAACATCACAACCAGGACAAGTAATTGTATCAAAAACTAAAAAAATTTATTATTAAAAAAAAAATTGAAATTGTTTTTTTTTTAATTTTTTTAGATAATAAAATATTTTATTCTATGAAAATTATTAATTATACACGAAGAGACGAATTACAATTAATTAAATCTTTAATTTCATTTACAGATAATAATTATAATTTTATAATAAAATTAGTTGATAAATTAATGAATGACAATTTAGATGCTTATAGATATGGAACAAGTTGGATGGATAAATATATTACAAATTATAGAATTAAAAAATTGAATAAATTGATTCAAAAGAAATATAACATTTTAGTTGTTTAAATAATTGTAAATAATATTATGTTAGGTGTAACATTATCGTGGGGTTTTGCAATTATATCTAATATAAGTTGGTCATATGTATATATATCACAATTAAAAGAAAATTATATAAATAAATCTGATTTTAATTTAAGTTTTTATTTTATTTTATGTTGGTTTGTAAGTGATACTTTATCTAATTATGCTGGGTATTATAAGCAGGCGCCTATAATTATTATGTATATAAATTCATGTAATATTATTTTTGATACAATATTTATTTGTCAATATTTTTATTATAAATTCTATGATTTATTTTGTATAGACAATTACGATCCATTATTAGAAAATAGAAATGTAAATACAATTCAAATTTTATTTAAAAAGATATTCTATATATTTAAATCAATAGAATCACAACTATTATTGATATATATTTTTTTTATAATATGTATGGATTTAATAATAAATATTACACATGTAGAAAAAGTAATAATTGGTGAAATTTACGGATGGATATTATTTATAATACTTGTTTTAGCAAGATTACCTCAAATAATTTTTCATTATAATCAGAAAACTGTTAAAAAATCAACTTTGTTTATATTTATTAATATTATATGCGCAAATCTTTTTTTATTAACATCAATATTGATAAGATTAATTGATATAAATGACAACAACAAAAAATTAGAATATATAAATAAAAACATTCAATGGATAATAAGTCCTATAATAACATCATCATTAGATTTTATAATTATTTATCAATATTGTTACTTTTCAAAAAAGTAATGTAACTAATAATAAGTAAATTCCAAAGTTAAATTACCATTTTCTATAATAACAATATTATATGATCTAACAAATGTGTATAAATAACAATCTGTATTACCAGGATGCATAACTAAAGATAAATTAACATCATTAAATCTTGATAAATTAATTGAACCTGTAGGTTGATTATCTTCTGGATTGATACTAAATGGCATAGTATAAATATATCTCATTGGTATAACAGAATGTACAGAATGTGGAAAAATTGTTCTATAATAAAATTCCGGTAATGAGTCAAAACGAGATCTTCCATCTAATAATAATGATGCTCGTTTAACTAATGGTGTATCGGATGATGTTTTTGAATATGCAAAATAATTATTTGTATCTATACTTTGTTTTTCAGCACAAAAAAATATTATTTCTTTACATGGATGATTAAATTTAAGTGAACTGTTATGTAAAAGTGTATTTGCAGATATTAATTCATCACCATTATATTGAACTTGATCTACAACAAACATATGTTTTTGTTCTTGAAATTGTTTTAAAACTACGTCATCTAAAAATATGTATTCTGCAAAAATACTTGATTCTATTGTAGATACAGAATTAGGTTCAGAACCATCATAATTTACACAATCTGAAAAATTTTTCAAACTAAAGTTTATTTTAATTTCCTGGTTATACATACTTAATAATGGTAATGCCATATTATATTGTTTTGTAAACCAAAATTCCAAAGGAATAACTAAATCTATTTCTTTTTGTGCATTATAAAAGTTAGAAGCATATGTATCAGATTTTAAAATCATAAAATTTTTACCAAGTTGTTTATTTGCATTTGATAAATCATCCCATGCATTCATAAATTGTGGATATAATCTATCTACTATAACTCCATTAATCTGAAGTTCTATAGGTTCCTTAAAAATTGCATATCCTAAAGTATCACACCAACTGGCATATGTACCACCATTTTTTGTCAATGCTGGTAATTTAATATGTAAAAATAATTTAGATAATAAATGTCCACGTTTAGGTACACTACAAGATACTTTTTGTCCAAATGTTGCAACGTTATTTAATTGTAAATTAACTGTTTCTGTTGCAAAATTAATGTATCTATAATAATTGTATTTAAAAACATTAATTTGCGGATCTTTAGTTAAATAAACATCTTGAAGTCCTAGAGCTTGTAATTGTAGAATACTAGGTGACATATATATTAATAAAAGGTAATAAAAAAAAAGTACAAATCAAACAGGTAAAAAAAATTGATTAAATATTATTTTTTATTTTTTTAAAATGAAATTAATTAGAAAATTTTTTATTGCAAGTATAATTTTATCAATTGGATCTATAGTTGGTGTATCAGTATGGGCTGATTCAAATGACATTTTTACTTTATCTGATTCTTACAGTTTTTATTGGTTTGTAGCAATTACATCTTTGTTATTTAGTTTAGCGTCATATTTTACTCATACATTAAAATATATAATTAGTTATACTAGACAAAGTACAAAACTATCTAATTTACATATGTATGCAGTTAGTATTTTTGGAAGTATCTATACAATTTTTTGGTTAGGTGCATCAGCTAGTGTAGCAAGTAATTTACGATATTGTCTTGTAATTAAAAATAATTATAGATATTATAATTATAATTGTAATGGTCAAATTATTTCAACAGTTTTTGGATTTTTAAATTTTATTTTATGGTGTATATTATGTTATTATTCCGGATCTTATTGGTATTATATTACATATGTAAAGAATGATATAGAGCTTCAATCGAATCAAGGAACAAATGTTTCACCAATTCCTATTACAGAAGAATTACCATCAATTCCTATTATAGAAGAATTACCATCAATTCCACCAGTCTTCGTTACAGAAGAATTACCACCAATTCCTATTACAGAAGAATTACCACCAATTCCTATTACAGAAGAATTACCGTCAATTCCTATTACAGAAGAATTACCGTCAATTCCTATTACAGAAGAATTACCGTCAATTCCTATTACAGAATCAATTCCAGTTATAAAAGAATTACCACTAGTTCCTATTACAGAAAGCTCATTAAATCAGATTATGGAATCGTTTCCTATAATTTCAGAAAAAGAGTAAAAATTAAAAAACATTAATTAATAGTATATGAAATATTTAAAAATAAATTATTATTAAATTATAATATTAATTTATTAATTATATATGACTAACAAGTTATTTGTAAAAAGAATATCAAAAGAAATTTTAATGTATAAAAATGATAATTTTAAATTTCCAAATTTAATTTTAAGATATAATGAAGATGATTTATTAAAGTGGTATTTTATTGTATATGATTTAAAAGATACTGTATTTGAAAACGGAATTTATTTTGGTAAAGTTACATTACCTAATGAATATCCGTTAAAACCTCCAGATTTTGTATTTATAACACCTAATGGACGATTTCAAACAGAGAAAAAAATATGTACTACATTTTCAGCATATCATCAAGAAACTTATACAAGTACATGGAATATATTAACAATGATGGAAGGTATGATATCTTTTATGACAGATCAAAATCCAGATATAGGTTTAGGATCAATGGAAACAACAATTGAAGATAAAAAATATTTAGCAAATAGTTCTTTAGCATGGAATTTACAAAATAAAGAATTCGTGAAAATATTTCCTGATATTAATGATTTAATTAAAAATAATTTGGATTAGTAGGACTTAATCCAAAATTAAGTGTTGAAAATTTTTCTTCTAATTCAGTTATAAAATTATCTGGCCACATTGGAATAATTGGATTTCTAGCATATCCAGATGATAATTGATGTTGGCTTCTTTGATTAGTTTGATCATAATAATTATCGTTAGAATTATAATTTTGATTGTAATAATTAACATTTTGATTACAATTTTGATCGTAATAATTAATGTTTGGATTATAGTAATTATAATTAGTTTTTAAATGTTGTTTATCTTCATTTTTTATAGATTTGAAAAATTCATTATTTGAAGCTATATCAAGAATTGATTTATCTATAGGTTTAATATATTCAAATGGTGTTTCAGTCTGAGATTCAAAATCTTTTAATTTGTTATAAGTTTGAGATGAATTATTTAATTTATTATCTTCGGAATTTAAAATTTTAATTTTAGTTAAAATATATATTATATCTTTTCTAATTTCAATAGAAGACCATACCCATCCCTTGTTTTTAAATTCTAAATCGTAATAAACTTCGCAATAATCTTGAAATATATTATATTTTATTTTGTTTTGATTTTCAGTGGGTAATTGATTTTTTAAAAATTTTATGCAATTTTCAAAATTATCTCGGTCACTTGAATTAGTGTTGTAAATATATTCTTTGTTTTCTAATATGTCTTTAATATGAATAAGATACATATATATATCTTATAAATATAAAATAATTTATAATTTTACTTATATAATACTAAAAATACTACAAAATTAAATTATACATTGACGTAAAGTGTACAATTTTATTATATTACAATAAACATAATATAATATAATGTCAAAAAGTAAAATAAAAATAATATTAATAGCAATTGTAAAAAATGAAGAACATATAATTACAAGAATGTTGGATTCAGTGATTGATTTAGTTGATGGTATTTGTATTACAGATACTGGTTCTACAGATACTACAGTTGCAACTATAGAAACATTTGCATGTAAAAATAATAAACCTTGTATTGTGTATAGTGAACCTTGGCAAAATTTTGGATATAATAGATCTGTATCTTTTCATAATTCTATTGAATTTTGTAAAAGGAATAGGTTTGATCTAGAAAAAACATACGGACTGCTTTTAGATGCAGATATGAAATTACAAACAATTAGTTTTGATCGAAACGTTTTGACACATGATCATTATTACATTATACAAAAATCTACAACTTTAGAATATTACAATACAAGACTTATTCGATTAAATAAACCTTGGACTTGTATAGGAGTTACTCACGAATATTGGATGGTTAAAAATGTAGATGATAATAAAAACTCAAATGTTAGTTTAGGTAAATTAGAGAAAACATCTATATTAATAATTGATTTAGGTGATGGTGGATCAAAACATGATAAATTTAAACGAGATATCCGATTACTTGAATCAGGTATCAGAGATGAACCTTGTAATTCAAGATATTATTTCTATTTAGCTCAATCATATCGAGATACTAAAGATTATTATAAGGCTATAGACACTTATACAAAATGTATAGATTTAGATGATTGGAGCGAACAAACTTGGTATTGTTATTATATGATATCAGTTTGTTGGTTGTTATTAAATAAATACGACAAATTCATTAACAGTTGTTTACAAGCATACAAGTTTCGTCCATCACGAGCTGAACCTGTTTATCATCTTGTTAAATATTTGCGTATTCAAAAAAAATATAAAAAAGCAGCTTATTATTATGAAATTGGTAAATCTATACCATTTCCAATAAATGACATCTTATTTATAGAACCAGACGTATATACGCATTTATTTCATTACGAATATACTATTATACAATACTACATTAATAAAAATCGTTTACTAGGTCTTTTTACCACAATTGATTATTTAAACAAATATCCAGATACCGGTGAATCTAATATAGTATTTAATAATATGAAGTATTATATACCACGATTACTTGATTATGGTAAACGAATTAAACTGGAAATCCCCAATTATAAAAATTTTGCGGCATCTTCAATTAGTTTAGTTGAATTATATGGAGATAGATATTTAGGAAATATTAGATATGTAAATTATACAATAAATGACCAAGGAGATTATTTAACTCAAAATAACGAAACGATAAAAACACTTAACGCTTGTGTTGTATATGATCATCATTTTAACAAATTAACAGATATTAGTTTTATGAAAGATAATTTACATGATCTAGAACATGTAAAGGTTGAAACGCCACGTATTATTGGTATTGAAGATGTACGATTATTTGCATATCGTTCGCAAATTGGGTATACTGCAAGCACTGTTCAATATTCTTATGATGATAAAATACGAATTGTTAATGGAATATATGATCAAATATCTAAACAATTTTTAAAAAACTCTCGTGTGAGACCACCTGTTGAAACACTTTGTGAAAAAAATTGGATTGTACATAAAGATACTGTTATTTATAAGTGGTATCCTTTGACATTATGTAGTTTTGAAAAATTATCAGATGACATTGATATAGATAAACAATTAGTCGTTAAACATATTATCCAAACACCAGAAATATTTAGATATTATAGAGGATCATCTAATGTATATGAATGGAAAGGATTATTATGGATAATCACCCACGGAGTAGAATATGAAAATCCTCGTAAATACTTTCATCAAGTTGTTGTAATGTCACTAGATTTTGAAATAGTTAATTATTCAATGCCTTTTTATTTTGATAAATATACAATAGAATATTGTTTAGGATTAGTCATACGTAATGATTATATGTACGCAACTGTGTCATCAAATGATAGAAATCCCTTTGTATGTAAAATAAAACTACAATATTTTGAAAATTTTTTGTTTATATTTAAAAAAAATTGAATACAAACTTTTAATTTTAGTATTTACAGAGATTTATGTTTTCAAAATATATTTTACAATTTACGAAAAACGTGAGTGACAAGCAAACTCATTTGTCATTTAACAAAGGAAAATATAATGTACCAGATGAAAAGTATGATGAATTTTATAAAAATTATTATAAAACAATAATTAATGAAGATGATTCTGAAAGACTATCTTTATATTTAATTGAAAAAGTATACAATTCAAATTTTGCGTATTTTCTTGATTTAGATATTAAAAATAGAGATGTCGATGACGATGATATATTAGATGTTATAGAAGTAGTACAAGCAATTATTTCTAAAATGTTTAAAAAGGATAAAGATGTGAATTTATGTGAATATATTGTATCAAAAAGAATTACAGATACAGGATCGAATTATCATATTAATTTCTATAATTTAATAGTAAATAATGTAATTGGTAAAAAATTAACTTTAAAAATTTTAGAAAATAAATCTTTATTATCTGGTGAAATAAAATCTTGTATTGATATTTCTGTTTATAGAACAGGTCTTAGATTGTTAGGATCAAGAAAAGATATAAAAAACAAAATTGATTATACAAATGATATTTATAGAATATATAATTTAGAAAATCAAGAATTTATTGAATTAAAAGATACAACATATGAACAATTTTTAAAAACAGTTGTTAAAAGAAGACTAACTATACAAATTACACAAGTAATCGAAGATAAAACAGTTAAAAATGTAAATGAAGAAGAAATGAATAAAAAACAGAATATTCCAGTAAAAGGTATAAACAATGATAAAATAGTATTCGAGTTAACAAAATTATTAAATACATTAAAAATGACAAATGAAATATTGCAAGATTTTGATGTTTCTATACAAAGAATTTATGCATCGCAAAATAAAACGGGATTATTTTGTTATTATGTATCAATTAATGGAAAGTATTGTCCATTTAAAAAGAGAGAACATAGTAGACCAGCGAGTCCTATTTATTTTGAAATTAGTACATCTGGAATTTATTTAAAATGTTATGATGAAGAATGTCTTCGTAGACGTTTTCCTGAGAATGGGTTATCTTTACCAGAAAATTTTGAAACGGAATATTCACAGATATATTTGAGCATGACAACAAAATATTGGCATTCAGATATCACAATTACAGATGAAATTAGACATTATTTAGAATCCAGTTTAAGTGGATCTCATTATTCAATTGCAAAAGCTGTTTTTAGTATTTATAAAGATCGTTTTAGAGTTGATGACATAAAAAATACAGAGTGGTATGAATTTGATTCTATTAGATGGAAGCGTAGTCATTTAATGAATATTTTAATTTCTGAAGATCTACCAAAATATTATAGAGCGATAAAAATAAGTGATACATCTGTTCAAACAAAAGATTTACAAGATTTTTTAGTTAATAATGATCGTATAGATGCTAATTTAAGAAATCAAATGGTTGACAATATTATTTCAAAATTAGAAAATGTAAGTTTTAAAAACAATATTATATCACAAATTATATATTTATTTAAGACTCATGATCAAGAATTTTATAGTAATTTAGATTCAAAAACATATTTAATTGGTTTTAAAAATGGTGTTTATGATTTACGTGAGCGTGAATTTAGAAAAGGACTTCAAGAAGATTGTATTACATTTTCTACAAAATATGATTGGATTGATTATGACGAATCTAGTCAACAAGTTCAAGATATTTATAAATTTTTAGGACAAATAATTCCAAATAAACGTGTTTTAGAATATACATTAAAAGTACTTGGTAAAGCATTAGTTGGTATTCCTGAAGAAAGATTTTATATTTGGACGGGATTGTCTGGTGCAAATGGTAAATCAACTTTAGTTAATTTCTTGGAAAATACTTTAGGTGATTATATTACTTCAGTTGATGTATCTCTTTTAACAAATAAACGTGGAAATGCAAGTAATGCATCACCTGATGTAGTTAGATTGAGAGGTAAACGTATATTTACATTTCAAGAACCTGAACATGATGATAAACTTAGAACAGGTATTTTAAAACAATATACAGGAGGTGATACAATTATAGCAAGAGAATTATTTAAAGCACCAGTTTCATTTAAATTACAAGGAACTATGATAATGTGTTGTAATGATTTACCTGCTGTAAGTAGTATTGATGGAGGGACTTGGAGACGTATCAGGGTCGTAGAATTTAAAAGTAGATTTTGTGATAATCCAGTTAAAGAAAATGAATTTAAAATAGATCCAACAATTAAAACAAAAATTAACGAATGGCGACCATATTTTATGAGCATTTTAATAAATTGGTATTATAAATTTTTAGAACAAGGAATGAATGAACCAGATGAAGTTAAACAGGCTACTGCAAAATACAAGGTTGATAACGATAAATTTAATGAATTCTTTGATGCTGTCTTAGAAGAACATTCAGATAGTTTCGAAACAAATAAAAATATCTATAGTAATTTCTCATCTTGGTGGTCTAATAATTATCCAAATTCTAAAGTTCCAGAACTTAGAGACTTACGTAGGGCTATGAAAATCAAATATGGTAATGAAAAGGAAACGTTAGTACATGGAACTATAAATTATGGGTTTAATATTAAACTAAAACAAGTATTAATTGATGATGACGTATATAGTGATGTATAAAACAAATAATTATTATTAATTAACAAAGCCGTTCAAAATTGTATTTAAAAATATATTTATTATATAATAAATATATTAAAATGAATAATTTGATTAATAAAAATACAAACAAACTTATTACACCAGAATGTATAAATTTTACAGAATTAGTTAAAAATAGTAATACTACATTAACACTCAATTTGCAAACTAAAATGGTAGATAAACTCAACGAAATGTTCAATGATCACGAACAACATTGGTATGTAGCGAATTTATATATGTACATGAATTATCATCCAACTAATGATTACCCAATTAATTTAGAAAACGTGTTTAAAATGATAGGATTTGCAAATAAAGGTAATGCAATGAAGACCATAAAAAGTAATTTCGTAGAAAATGAAGATTATAAGATTGCGCTTTTCCATATGGAAAAGCGCAAAAATGAAGGTGGTTTTAATAAAGAAACAGTAATGTTAAATACAGATACTTTTAAGAATTTATGTATGATAGTAAAGACAGATAAAGGTAAAGAAATTCGAAAATATTATGTTAAATTAGAGAATATTTATAATGAAATTATTAAAGAACAAATTGAAGAAAGTCAATCTGCACTAGAAGAACAAAAATTATTATTAATAAATAAAGATAAAGAACTTGAAGAAAACAAAGAACAATTTGAAAATTTAAAAAAATTAAAAACAAAAAGATGGTTTAATCAAGAATCTGGTGATACAGTATATGCAATCAAAGTTGATAATATTATAAAAATAGGGAAAACACGTAATATTAAAAAAAGAGAAAGTTATTATACTGATAATCAAATTGGAGATATTTTTTATATTAAACGATGTTATAATTGTGATTTAATTGAAAAGGTTATTCATCATATTTTAGATAAACACAGAGAAGAAAATAACAAGGAGTGGTTCAACATATCTGATGAATTAGCTATTTATACTATAGATATAGTATGTGATTTTTTAGATAAATTTATAGGTTGTAGTGAAAATTTGCCATTATCGAATATAAAAGAATATATAAATACATCTTATGAATGTATAAATGAAGAAGATTTAGATACATTCCAGGAAGACAAACATGAAAATAAAGACAATAAATTAAATCTTAATAATAGTAGTATGTTAAATAAAGTAGTGAAAATAGAATGTAATGATGATAAAATAAAAAAGTTTATTAGTGAATTTTGTGAATTAGGTGATGAGAATAGTGTTTTAAGTTATGAATTATTTGGAGCGTATAGAATATGGGCAAAGGGGTGTACTAATACAGATAGAACACAATTTTCCAAATTTATGAAGAAAAACTATGAATCAAAAAGAAAATATTACAAAGAGTTTAATTCTTCTTTGTTAACTTATTTTGGTATAAAACCCAAAGATTTAAAAATAGTACGAGAAGATGTAAATATTTTACCAAAATATGAAGAATTTGTTTTAACAGAATGTAAATATAATTATAATTATAGAATAGCCTATAGTACTTTTATTGATGAATATAAAATATGGTATTCTAAAAAGTATCCTGAATATACTATTTCAAAACAAGAACAATTTAATATGGATACATATATAAATAGACATTTTTTGAAAGAAAAGATAAATATGCCAGGTTATAGAAATGTTATAGGTATTTGGGGTGTTCAATTAAACTCGGATAATAATATTAAAGTGGGTATGATCCCGGATAAAAGAAAGAGTGTGGTTAAAATAGACTATAATACTAAAAAAGTTGTAGAAGAATATGAAAGTTTAGACATAGCATCTAGAATATTGAAATTACATACGACTACTATTAGAAAAATTATACGAAATAAAAAAGTATATGAGAATTATATTTTAGAATATAAACAAAATGTGATTATAAAATATTTTTAATTAATGTTAATTTATTATTATTTTTTATAAAACAAATAATTTATTATTATATTATTTTTTATAAAACAAATAATTTATTATTATATTATTTTTTATAAGATAATAATAATATGGAAACTAATTCAAGTTGTAGTAAAAATATAAAAAGTAAATGTATCAATGATACGTATTATTGGGAACCTCTTAGTGAAACTTGGCAATCAAAATTGGGATCTACAGATTTTATGGTTAAAAATTGTTTAGGCGATGGAAATTGTCAATTTAGATCAATTGAAACAGCATTAACTCAAGGTGGGTATCGAGCTACACATGAAAAATTAAGAAGACTACTTGCAAAATATATATTATCAATAGATAATAAAGTGTTTATAGATATAATAAAAACATATCAAATAGAAAAAGAAAATGGAGAATTCGTAGGCAATTGGGATCCTATGACAATAAAAAACAAACGAGATTTTATAAAAATTATAAAACGTCCTGGTTTCGATTTCCAAGGTGATTTTATATCATTGGAATTAATATCTAGAGCTATTGGTATAGATATTATAATTTTTACTAATGATTTAGATATTATAAATTTATCAGATCCGGATAATTTACAAGATAAAATAATAATTTTATATTATGATAAAACGGGTAGCCATTATAAAACAATTGGTTTAAAAAAAAAACAAGATAAATTTCAGACTATTTTTAAACGTTCTAAATTACCAGAAGAAATTAATAGAATTTTAGATAAACAGTCTTTTTTGTCTTTTCATATAGAAAATATATGCAACAACGACCCACAAAATTGTGGAAAGTCAAAACTTCATTTAAACTATATTCTAAATAAATTAGAAGAACGTTTATGTGTTAAGATATCCAGAAATGACAAAAAAAATGTTATGGAAATTATAATGAAAATGAATTTATAATTACATATAACTTTTCTTTTTATAACTTTTCTTTTTAGGGCTTTTCTTTTTGTAACTTTTCTTTTTAGGGCTTTTCTTTTTGTAACTTTTCTTTTTAGGGCTTTTCTTTTGTGGTGATAATCTATATTGGCTCATATGTCTTTCAATATAATCTAAATCTCTTTTAATTTTTTTTGATGTTTCTGGATGTTTGCGTTTATTATATATTACTAATACATTTAATCGTTTAATAATTTCTGAAAACGTTGCCCGTCTTGAACGTATTAAACTTTTTAATAAACTTCTTCGATCTCTTGCTAAATTATCTACATGATAACCAAATAGTTTTCCTTTGGTTGCAGGAATTCTAACTTTTGATTTAGATTTTTTTGGAGATCGTCTTTTTGATTTTGTTCGTTTTGTATAAGATGTACGCATTTTATAACTTGTGTTATAAATATAAAAAATAAAAAAAATAAAGATAATCATTTAGAACTTTATTAAAACATTAAGACATGTGCCATAAAATGTATACATCAATTTACTAAATATAATTTTGTCACTTATATAATTTTAGATATGGATAAATTAATAGATAAATAATTTTTAATTAATAATAAAAAAAATATTATATATATTATATACGATGAACCAAATCAATATAGAACAATTAATAATGTTAGTTGCTATATTTTTTATTATTTATTTTATGATGAACGCAAAAGAAACGTTTGCTGATTTTGAAAAAGACAAAAAAAATAAATCTAAACCTAAATCTACAGAATGTTCACAATTATCAATTGACCAGGGATACGCTGACTATATATTTGGTGGAGTTAAATTTATACGTTAAATATAATTATAAAAAACTTTGCTAATTATTTATATTAATTTTTTATAAATTTAGACCATAAAACTATAAAAAATTGATTTTTATTTGGATTTCTATAATTTTTGTACTACTATTATGACTACTACTGCCGCTCCTTTTACTCTTGCTAATAAAAACGCCCTTATCTTGGATAAACAAAAAATGATGTCCTCTATGTCTCTTATCGAAAACGATGACTCCCATAATCTTGTTAAAAAAATGATCCAAGCTCGTATCATTGAAATCGATCAATGGCTTCTAGAATTTGATAAAATTAATTCTAATCATAGCCAATTTATGGATTATCTCTTAACCGATGACATTAAAGAAACACAAAGTAAGAAAAGAAGCAAGAAAATATATTGATAATATTAAAAAATTATAAAAATAAATAAAAAATTATAAAAATAAATAAAAAAATTTAAAAGCCCAAGAATTCACAATATAATATTGTAGGTTCTTGGGCTTTTTTGCATGTATATAATTTATAAATTAGTAATTGTATATATTTTTTCAATTAACGCTTTTAATACATTCACACTCATACTATTACCTATTTGTTTACATAATTCAACATCTCCTACAACATTAATAAAATCAGACGAGAATCCCTGTAGTAATAAACATTCCTTAGGCAAAAGATAACGTTTATATGTAGTGTGATACATATATTTACATCCAGCTAAAGTCAATGTAGGTGTCATATTATTCATAATAGAGTAATATGTAAATGGTGTAACAATATGATTTTTTTTATAAGTATTGTCAATTTTAATTTTGTTTAAATTTTTTTGAAGAGATTTGCATATATTTATATTACAAATTGTTTTATCAATAATAAAGTCATCTAAATCTCGTAAAGGTAATTTCTCAGGTTTTAAATAAGGTTCTTTTTCAATATCCTTACGAATACCTATAATAAATATTCTTTCGCGATTCTGAGGAATACCATAATCTCTTGTATTAAGAAGATCATTGTAAACATTATAAGCTATATCTTCATCGTCATTTACAATACTTGCAAGTTCATCTATTAAAAAATTAAATGGTTTACCTTTTTCGATGAATTTAAAATTCTTGACATTTTCTAATATAAAAATAGAGGGTTGTTTTTTTTTAATGACATCAATACAATGCATCATAATATTACCTCTAGGGTCATTACTACCTAATTTTTTACCCATTAGACTAAAACTTTGACATGGAAAACCACATACATATATATCTATATCAGGAAGTTCGGAATTGTCTCTTTTAGTAATATCTTCGTAAATAATTTCTGGTTGGTAATTTGCAAGTATACTTGTTCTTGCAAAACGGTCAATTTCACATGCCCATTTATGTTCAAATGGTATACCCAATTGTTTTAAAGCTTCAATTGGAGCTTCAATACCAGAACAATCAGTTCCTATACGTAACATTATTATTATCTAAATAAAAAAATTATAATAGTTTATCTAACGATTATATTTAAATTTAAAAACAAAGATTATATTATATTAAATGTCTTTTACATTTTTAAATATAATTGGATACGGATATGTCGGTGGTGGATTAGGACATTTATGTAAAAGTAATAATGTTCCATTTTGTACATTTGATGTTATACAAAAGGATGAACCAATGGCAAAAATGAATACAGATAATTTAGAAAAATTAGTAGAACATTCTGAGTTGTATAATGAAGACAATGTGTATACAATTTGTGTACCAACTCCATCGAGTACTACAGGTGAATGTGATATTAGTATAGTTGAAAGTGTAATTGAAAAATTATATAAAACGGTAAAATCTAAATCTAATATAGTGATAATTAAATCAACTGTTCAACCTGGTACAACACGTATGTTAATGAATAAATTTCAAGATAAATTGGAAATTGTATTTTGTCCTGAATTTTTAAAGGAACATACTTACAAAGAAGATATGTATAATGCAGATTTTTGTTTAGTAGGTAGTGACAATATAGATACAAAAGTTTCAGATGTAATGCGAACACTTTATAAACACAAAGAGATTGATGTTATATGTAGATCATCTGAGGAATGCGAGATATTTAAATATACAGTTAATGTATTTTTAGCAGTTAAGGTTTGGTATTTTAATGAAATAAGTGAAATTTGTAATAAATTTGGTGTGGAATATAAAGGTTTACAGTCGTTATTTAAATTAGAACCGAGAATAGGTGAATCACATACTGATGTACCAGGTCATGACAATTTACATGGTTTTGGTGGAAAGTGTCTTCCAAAAGAAACATTAGCATTAAAATATTTACAAGAAAAATTAGGTATTCCAAATAAAGTTTTAGAGAATATTATTAGTAGAAATAATAAATTAAGATATAATAAGGATTAAATAGTATTTTTATTTAAATAATAGTATATATATTATTTAAATGAAATTAAAGTCATATGAAATATTAGATGAAACTATTAATTTAGTTTTTGACAAACAGTTCAAACAAATAAAATATTTAAAATTTACAAGTAAAAGTGGTAAAACAGGAGAATTAGAATGTGATAAAACAGAAATAAAATTTACAAAAACAAAGGATTCGATAAACGTTTTCAGAGAAGAATACACACTTTTTATATTCTATATAAAAGAAATTGATAATAACAAATGCGATTACGTTTATTATATTAACGTTAATGACAGTGACAACAACGACAACGTTAATGACAGCGACAACAACGTTAATGACAGTGACAACAACGACAACGTTAATTTCAGTGAAAGTATAGGACTTGGATTAAGTAAATTATTTAATGGTTTTGAAGAAAAAACAATTGAAAAAAAATGGGAATGTGTAATAAAAAATAGAAATATTTTTGCAAATATAAAAAGAAAAGCGAAACATGGAAACACAAAGACTAATTAGACGTATTAGAAATTTACCAATGAATTTAGAACGATCTTATTTAAATGATATCGCATGTATTGTAGATAAAATGTTGGAAGAATATGATATTTTTTATAAAGATACAGATGAAAAGGTAAAACGTGGAATTATTTTAAATAAATTTAAGTTAGATTTATTAGATAAACAAGAAGAAACTATTTTTTGTGCAGGATTTTCTAAAAATGGAAATAAATGTATAAATAAAGTATTTGAAGAATCTAAATATTGTAAAAAACATCAATATTTAACATTCCGTGACCAACTTAATGATACAACTATTAAACAAGATATTTTTGTTTTGAGTAGTAATGAAACTAAAGATAATATAAATACAGAAGATTTAAAAACAAAAATGATAGATGATACATTTTATTATGTAGATGATCATTTTATTTATGAACGTGATACATTAAAAAAAGTAGGTTATATAGAAAATGAATTTGATACAAAAAATTATGTTTTAACAGATGATCCGTTTATATTAAGTGCGTAAAAATTATAATTTTATAAAATAATATATATATAATAATGAAAATTATATATATTTTGGCATATTTATTAGGTATAAATTGTCATATTTCAATGATTAATCCACCATCAAGAAGAAATCAAGCTAGTCCTTATTATGTTTCGCAAGGTCTTGTTAATTACAATCTCCGTTCACCATTAAATGTTTCACCAGATTTTTTCACATTTCCATGTAAAGGATTCACACCAGGACCTTCGGTTAGTACATTTAATGGTAATAATATTCAAGTAACTTTAGAAGGTACAGCTGTACATGGTGGTGGTCATTGTCAATTTGGCGTTTCATATGACGATTCTGAATTTTTAGTTTTAAAAACTGTTTTAAATTCGTGTTTATTAGATTCAATGACTTATAATTTTGATTTACCAGAAAACGCACCTGGTGGTAAAATGACAGTATTTTGGACATGGGTTAATCGTGTAGGTAATAGAGAATATTATATGGAATGTGCAGATGTTACTGTAAACAATGGTAATTCACCTAACAAATTTGCCGAGTTAAAAGGAACTGAACTATTAGTTGTTAATTTACCAGGATATTCAATAATTCCAGAATGGAATCCATCTGATTCAGCAGACCAAGATGGAAGAACATTATTTTATGCGAGAAAGGAAATGGTTCTTACTGTAAATAACAATGGTGAAAAGGTTGAACTACCAGAAAAGGTTGAACTACCAGAAAAGGTTGAACGTCCAGAAAAGGTTGAACGTCCAGAAAAGGTTGAACGAGTTAAAAAACCAGAAAAGGTTGAACTCCCTGAAAAAGTTGAACGTCCAGAAAAGGTTGAACGAGTTAAAAAACCAGAAAAGGTTGAACGTCCAGAAAAGGTTGAACGTCCAGAAAAGGTTGAACGTCAGGAACGAGTTGAAAGACAAAAGGGTATTAAAAAGAATAAAAAAGAACGATTTGAAATTTTACCTGAATTAACGACATGTAATTTAGGTGAAATGAAATGTAAAAATAGTGGATTTAATACATGTGTAAATAATAATTGGGTATATAGAGATTGTGCTGCAGGTACATATTGTAAAAAAAATGGTAATTCGATAATTTGTGACTACACTTAATCACTAATTTAATTAAAAAATATAATTAATTAAATTATTGTATTATATAAATGATATTATATGTATTAACATTTATATTAATATTTGTATTATTACTTGTATTATATATAATAATATATAAATCAAATAAATTAAATATATTAAATAATAATTTTGAAAATGAAATACCTGTATATTTAGTATCAATGGAAAAAGATATTGAACGTCGTAACAATTTACTAAAATATGTTACACCTAATGAATATTCTTCAGTTGATGGTTCTAAATTGTTATCGATAAAAACTCTTAAAAAGGAAAATATTATAGAAAAAGAAGATATAAAAAAAGGTGAAATAGGATGTTTTTTAAGTCATTATAACATATTTAATAAAATCAAAAATTACAATGATAGTTATTCTATTATAATTGAAGATGACGTTGAATTTGATATAAAAAAAAATATTAATATTATTAAGGATGTAGTAAATAATGCACCTTTAGATTGGGAAATTATATTTATAGGTCATAATTATTATGAAGAAACGGAACAAAAAGATAATTATAAATTTAATGAATATACATTTAAAAAAATAAAACGTGTATTTGGTACACAGAGTTATATAATAAATAATAAGGCCATTTCTTCTAAAATACAACAATTATTACCTATAAAAGGTCCAATTGATATAATTTTGCCAAGTATATTTATATCATATATAATAGAACCTCAATTAACTAATTTAAGTAATTTTGGTGGAATATCTAATACTCAAGGTATTAATTAAGTATATTTTAATTTAGTTTCTTTAAAGGTACTCTTAAATAAATTAGATATATTTTTAATATATTCTTTTTGATCACAAACTTTTCCTGATAAAAATTTATTTTTGGTATTGTTTTTAAGATTATACCAAAAATCATCCGTTTCATTATTTATAGATTTAAGACGATCAAATAATTCTTGTTTATTATAAAAGATATACTCTTGTAAATCACTCGCTCGTAATATACTACAAGTAACATTTTGAGAATGTAAGTAATATTCGGAATCGTATAATGAAAAAACAGGTACACCCATAAATAAGGCTTCACAACTTGTTGTTGTACCAGAATATGGAAATGTATCTATTGCTAAGTCTATTTGATTATATGTTAATAAATGTTCATTGTGTGATATTGTACAGTCTAGTATAGTAATTCTTGAACGAACAGATTGATTAAATTTATTTAAAAACGTTTTTTGAACAGATTTGTTAATTAAGGCTTTAGTTTTAAAAACAAAACGTACAGAACTAAATTTTAACATTAATTCATTAAATAATTTGATAACATTATCTGTGATTTTATTAAGACGGTTAAAACAACCTATAGTAATATATCGATTTGTTAAATAAGGACTTTGTGTAATTTCTAATGTGAATTTTTTAGTAACAGGGTTATTCATTGTTATAATATTTGGATCATAACATAAGAAAGAATTTTCAAGAAACAACAACTTTTCTGTATAAAATTTCTGAGAAACATCTAGATTATCACAAGTATTGTCAGTAATTCTATAATCCATTTCATTTAATCCAGTAGAATAAGGGTATCCAATATATGTTATTTGTATAGGACTTGGTTTTAATGCAAAAACATCTAAACGATTAAATGCAGTGTGCCCAGATAAGTCAAGTAATATATGAATTTTGTCATTATAAACAATATTTGCAATTTGTTTATTAGACATATTCTTAATTAATTTGAATATGATATTATTATTAAACAATTTTGTATCTATAATACATTCAGAATAACATGTTAATGTAAATTCAGCCGTGTTAAAATTTTTCAAAAGTGGACTAATGAAATAACTAACAGGATGATCAATAAAATCACCTGATATAATTCCAATGTTAATCTTTTCAGTTTTAAAAAAAGAACTACTAAATTTAAACATCCCATTCCCTTTTTCGTAAATTTTATTAACCAATTTATGTTGATTAAGTATATACATTTTATCTTGTAATTCGTCAAAAATATAACTTAGATTCATAATTTTGTTTTGAAAAGGTAATGTAAATTTAGGACACACTTGTAAAGATTTATTATAACATTCTATTGATTTATTATTATCACCATTGTATGAGTGCATATGACCTAAATTTAAATATATTTCTGATAAAAAAAATGTTGGGTCTCTAGATATAAATGATTTATCATAATTTTTAATAGCTTTGTTATATGCAATTTCTGCTAAATCTGTTCTTCTCATTTCAGTATAAACAACACCTAATTGATTTTGAATGTCGGGATCAGTATTATTTATAGCTTCTGATTTTAATAAATAATATAATGCTTGTGGCCATTGTTTAATAGACCTAAAAATATAAGAAATACCATTTAAACAATTTAAACGCAGTTGTTCGGCTTCGTTTTTTTGTTCTGGTTTATTTAAATTTGCACTAATTAAATTTAATGATAATTTATAATGTATTAAAGACATTTCTAATTTATTCATTTTTTGAAAAAGATGTCCAAGATTGTAATGAATAGTTTCATTGCCAGGTGAATATAATAAAGCTTCTTGTAAATAATTTAAAGATTTTTGTAAGTCATTTTGTGAATAAAAACAAAGTTGTGTAAAAATACTGATAATTTGTTTTATAGCCATTTCATTTTCAAATGATATTCGCAAAATATTAAAAAAACAATTCAAACTTTTTCTAAACTCACTTTCGTGTTCTTTTGTTAAAATGTTATTTGCATTATTTTGTTTATTTAAAATTTTTTCTATATGGTCTTTATACAATGTTCCTAAATTAAAATACATTTCAATAAAAACATCTTTTGGAACTATAGGGTTATTGTCAATTAACAAATAATCTGTTATTTCTAAGTGTTGTACAAAATTTTCTAATAATTTAATAGTTTGTTGTCTTTTATTATCAATAAATTCCGAGTCTTTAGAATTAAACATTTGGTGTAATAATCGTGCCATATTATTGACTGTGTTTTTATAATTTTTTAAAATTTGTTCAGACATTATTATAATATTAATAATTATTTACTTTTAAATTTATTTCTTGATTAATATTATGAGTGACATTAATGCGTTCAAAAATTATGGAATTAAAACGCCACGTTTTACATTAAATAATATAAACACTTATGGAAGATTAGTAGATATTATTGACGGTGATAGTTTGTCAATTATTTTACCAATTTACAATGACTACTTTAAATTTAACGTTAGACTTAATGGTATTGATACAAGTGAATTGCATAGTCATAAAGAAGAATTAAGACATTTTGCAGAAAATGCGAAAAATGAACTTGTAAAGTTGATTATAAAAACTGATAATTTAACAAAAATGGATAGTTTAATAAAAACTGATAATTTAACAAAACATGAAGTTCAAGAAATTTTAGATAATAAGTTAATCGTGGTTTGGGTAGAATGTTTAGAATTTGATAAATATGGTAGATTATTAGCAAATGTTTATTGTTTTAATGAAGATACAAATGAATATGATATATCTTTATCAGAATATTTATTAAATAATAAGTTTGCATATATGTATAATGGTGGTAAAAAATTATCAGAAAGTGAACAATTACTTTTAAAAAAGTAACGTTACTTTTAAAATAATAAAAACTGAATTAATAAATATAAATAAATATTTTTATGACTGCAGACATAGAAGTACAACCAATTGAAATAAAATATTTCGAGGCATTATATGAAAAAGATGCACATGGAAAAATAAGAAGTTGGAACTTAAGAGTTGAAAAATATGAAGAATTTTCAGAAATTATTATTATTTATGGTTATAAAAGATTAATTGAACAAAGAAGAAGACTTAATTTAGGAAAAAATTTAAACAAAAGTAATTGTACAACTCATTTTACTCAAGCTATTATGGAAGCTCAATCAAAATGGACTAAAAAAGTTAATGAAGGATATTCTACTATAAATGAAACAAATGAAGAAACAAAACAAGAAACTACAAATGAAAAACAAGAAACAACAAAAGTTATTTATCCAATGTTAGCTCAAGATTTTAATAAACATAAAACAAAATTAAAATACCCAGCATTTATTCAACCAAAATTAGATGGTTACAGGTGTATTTTTAATAGTAAAGACAAGTCATGTAATTCAAGACAAGGTAAAGAATTTTCTATAATAAAAAGGACAGAATTATATAAAGAATTAATGTCTATTAAAGACGATATTATTTTAGATGGAGAACTCTATATACATAAAGGTTTATTTGAAGATTTAGGAATATTAAGAAAAAAAAAAATAGAGAAAAGTGACATTGATTATCTTAATAAAATAGAATATCATGTATATGATATTATCGTTGGTAATATAGATTTCGATAATAGATTTATAAAATTAAAAAGATTAATAGATACAAATAAATTTAAAATGATAAAATTGGTAGAAACGTTACAATTAGACTCTGAAGCGATGATAAACGAATATCATAGTAATTTTATTAAAAATAATTATGAAGGAAGTATTTTACGTAACAAATTTGGCATTTATAAATGTAAAATACGATCAACTGATTTGTTAAAATATAAAGATTTTCAAGACGATGAATTTGAAATTGTTAATTTTACATATGAAGCGGATACTAGTAAAGAAAATAAAAATTTAATTGTTTGGATTTGTAAAACTACAAATGGTGATGAGTTTAATGTTAGACCAGGTGGTACAAAAATAGAACGTCAAAAAATATATAGTGATTGTCTTGACAATTTTAAATATAAAGGTAAAAGATTGTATGTAAAATATTTTGAATTAACAGATAGAGGTATTCCAAGATTTCCTACTACAAAAACAACTTGTGTTGAAACATATATTAGAGATATAATCGAATGACCTTTGCAGAAGCAGAGCTTCAGCTCGGCAAGGTGATACAATTTAATTAAACTATTTTAACAATTTCTTCAAAAAAGTAATGTTTTGATATTACTTTTTTGAAAAGTAATAAGGCTATTTTTTTTTTTATTTTTATTTCTAAATATTAGAGTTTAAAATGAGTTCAAATATTTCTATGAAACCTTTAACTAAACCGTTAAAGGGTCAAATACTTCAATCCAACTATGGTAGTTTTGATACAATTTCTACTAATAATTTAGTACTTGAAAATTTAAGTATAGAAGGTTTAATTGAAAATGGAATTTTTTCTGGTACACTTGTAGGTGGTGAAATTGATGATACACCAATAGGTCTATCTACACCTAATATAGGTAATTTTACAAATTTAACAACGTTTGGTGATGTATTATTTAATAGTAATGTCATTGGATCATCTGTTAATTGGGATTATAATACCGCTACATTAAATTTAGGAAATTCTACATTTATAGTTAATGGCTGTTCATATTTAGGAAATTTAAGAATTTGTAATAATTTTATACGAGCAACCAATTTAGGTGGTGATGTAGAGATAATTCCTAATGGAGGATCAGTTTATTTAAATGGTCCTGTATACAATGTTTCTTCATATGGAAATTTTTATACACAGATGCAAAATGGAAGTTTAACTTTTGATGTAAAAAATAATATATTATTACAATCTACATCAGGATCTAGTTTATTATCTACATTTAATGGGCAAACATTTAATAATATTAATGGAGATATTTCTTTAATTACAGAAGCAGTATTAACGTCAAAATCAATAGTACTAACAAATACAAGTTCAGGTATTACAACAATAACAACATCAACTAATCATAATTTAACATCTGGTAATGTTATAACAGTTAGTAGTACAGGTTCTATTGACAACAATTATACAATTGGTAATATTTTATCACCAACGTCATTTACAATAACAGGTACTAACGTTTCTGTATCTAATTTAACCAGAGGATCATTAATTAAAATCGCAAGTGGTAAAATTAATCTTAATGCAAGTACATTTGTTACAATTCCTGAAAATATAGATTTAACATTTGGTACTACAACTAATTCTGTTTCTGGCAATACAGGTGGTTTAATAATATCAAGTAATAGAGACATCTTTTTTAACGTATCTAGTGGTAATTCATTATTAATACCTACAAATACACAAATACACTTTGCATCTAGTACAACTGGGTCATCTGGTTATGTTTCTACAGGAAATTATATTAATTATAACGGATCATCTATTAATATAGTTGGTACAAATAGTATAATACAATCTGGAGTCCTAACACAACTCAATACAAGTAATACAAGGATATATGATCCAGTTGTTACAATAGCAGATTACACATTAACTACGCAAGATAACAAAGACCGTGGTATTGAATATAGATATTTATCATCAAGTGGTTCAATGAAATTAGGTTGGTTTGGTTATAAGACATCTACAAATAAATTTACTTTTATACCAGATGCAACAAATAATAATGAAATAATATCTGGAGCAACTGGGCAATTCGAGATTGGTGATATTAGTGCAAATACCGTTACATTAAATACAGGAGGGAGTTTTGATTTAAATTGCGGGTATCTATTAAATGTTAATAAAATTACTGGTTGTGGAGGTACAATTAATCTTGATGCAACAAATAATTTAAACATTACTGCTGGTAATAGAATTGCATTAGGTGCAAAAGGTGATATTTATATTTCAAATAATATTCCTATTACATTTGGTATATCTGGAAGTAGTATACGTGAAAGTACCAATGGTAATTTAACATTATCTACTCTACAACATATTAATGTTTCAGCAGCAAGTGTTATAATTCCTATAAATACATATTTGTCATTTGACGGAACATCAATCGGTTCACAGAGGATATCATCTAATAGTTCTGGTGATTTATTAATAAATACAAATAAAAATATGTATTTTACAACAACTGGTGGTAATATTATTATACCAAATTCAACTAGTGTACAATTAGGGAATTCAACAGAACGGATATATGGAACAACAAGTGGTATTTTTATGGTTGGTAATTCTAATAATTTAATCGCAACAAGTAATGTTAATATTAGTAGTTCTAGTGGTAATATTGTATTAACCTCAAATTCTGGTGATATCAATTTGTATAGCACAGGTGGAAATGTAAGACTTTTAAATAATAGAAACTTAATTTTTTCGATGACAGGAACAACAAATAGTATTTCAAGTAATACTACTGGTAATTTAGTTATATATGGTAATGGAAATAGTAATTCAGTTGATTTCAAAAATATTAATGAAATTAATTTATCAGCAAATAGTTCTGTAAATTTATCTACTGGTACAATATTGTATTTTGATTCAAATCGTAATATATCAATTAAATCAGATGTATCAGGTAATTTTAACATTTTAAATCAAAATATTTCAGGTAATACAAATATTACAACAGCTAATTTAAATGTAATTAACGCAAATTCTACATTATTTTCTACAGGTAATTTTACTATTTCTGGTACAACAGGAAGTACAGTAAATATAGATATGGAAAATGTAAGATTTCAAGACCCTATTTTAACATTGGCAAATTACAATTTAAATAGTAACGATTTAAAAGACCGTGGTATCGAATACAATTACTTATTGAACCCATCAGGAATATTAAAATCTGGGTGGTTTGGTTGGAAAAATTCAAATCAAAGATTTACATATTATTCAGATACTATTAATACAAATGAAGTTATATCTGGAACTATCGGATCAGCCGAGTTTAGTAGTCTTTATTTAAAAGAAGATATAATTTTTCAAAGTAGTGGATCAATAAATTTGAATTGTGGTACAATATCAAATTTAAATACATTAATTGGATGTGGTGGTACAATAAATATTGTAGCGACTAGTAATACAAATATAAGTTCAAACAACATAATGTTGTTGGCTGGAACAAAAGTCCAAATGCCATATAATGTTCCTTTATCGTTTGGTAATACTGATAATTCTATATCAAGTGACTCTAATGGCAATTTAACAATATCAAGTTTATCAGGGAGTGGTAAATTAATTTTAAATGGAAATGTGCAAATAAATGGTACAACTACTACTGTTTATAGTACAGTAACAAATTTACAAGATCCAATTTTTTCGATAGGTGGTGTTGTTGGACCTGTTATTAATGATGCTAAAGATCGTGGTATAGAATTTAAGTGGAATAATTCATCTGGAACTAGCGGATCAAAAACTGGATTTTTTGGCTATAAAAATTCGTTAGGACGATTTGTATTTATACAAGATGGTGTTAATTTATATGAAGTTTTTTATGGATCTTATGGAAATGTACAATTTGGTGATGGATATTTCACAAATTTAGATATTCAAAATGGAAATATAAATAATGTTACTACTATAACTGGTTCTTCATCAGGTACATTGAATATAAGTTCAGGAAATATTAATTTACCATACAATTCCAACTTAAATTTTGGAACAACAACTAATTCTATATCTGTAACTACATCTGGTAATTTAACTTTAAAATCAACAAATGATATAAATATTACTTCTCAAACAGGTAGTATTTATTTAAATGTTAATACATCAGGAAGTTCTTCTGTTAACGTTTCCAATAATACACCATTGTATTTTGGAAGTCAATCTTATATAATGTCAACTGGTGGTAATTTAAATATTACAAGCTCATCTGGAAATATTAATTTAGTCCCAAAAAATTCTACAGGAAATGTATTAATACCAACAAATACAATATTATCATTTGGATCAACTTCTAACAGTATATTAAGTGATGGAACACAATTATTAATTAATGGTTATAATGGGGTGGGAATAAATACATCAAATTTTACTATTTCAGGAAATGTAAATATTATAGGAACAATAACATCAACTCCAGATCCTGATTTAGATTTAAATAGGTATATTTTACCATTAGGGACATCTCAATATTTAAATATAACAAATATTAGTAATTACCCTGATCCACTAGACCCTAATCCTTTATCCGGTAATGTTAAAATAACAGTAGACTCCACACATAATTTAGGAGTAGGTGACAGCATTTATATAAAAAATTCTGATAGTACACCAAAGATAGATAATAGTTTTAATATAACAAGTATAATAAGTGGAACAGAATTTACAATAACTAATAACTCATCTTTAACAGTATCCGGATCAAAAGGAATTGTAAAAAGTAATTTAACTACATTTCAAGGTAAAGATGTAGGTATTCAGGTTAATTATTGGACAACAATGGGTAATTCATCAATTACATCTGGTAGTATGGGTTATAAAACTGGATTTTATGGTTTTAAGAGTTCAAGTCAAAGATGGGTTTATTATAAAGATGCTATTATAACTGATAACATCGTTTCAGGTACATTAAGTGATATAGAGGTAAATAAAGTATTTGCAAATAATTTAAGTGGATTTGTATTGGATGGTGGAATATCGGCTGGATCGAATGCAATAATGGGTAATAATTTTCAAATTAGTGGTGGAAATATAAATAACACTCCAATTGGAGTTACTTCAGCACAAACAGGTAGATTTACAAATTTAACAAATACGGTTGCAGCAAATTTACGAAATGTGACAATGACAAGTTCTTTAGTCTATAGTATAGACAGGTATAGTATGTCATCTGAGTTTCCAACAAGAAATCCTTTATTATCAACAATTGTATCAATGTTTTCTGTTACTAGTCCTAGTTTTACAGGAGCGATAGGTACAATAGGTTCAAGTAATATAGATATTGAAGATGGTACAATGAAAATAATAGTATGCGATTCAATGGCTGATGGATCAATATATACTTTATATTTTGGACCAAACAAATTAATAGCACCAAATCCAATTAATATAAGTACACAACCTACAAGAATAATATTTAAACGCCAAGGTCAATGTGCTAAATTATTATTTAATGCAACCGGTGATAATAATCTAGGATCATGGATATTACTAAGTGGTGGTGTTTATGTTGAATAAATCAGAATAAATATTTATTATAAATTTTGATGTTAATTGTGTTTGAATAAAATTATTAAAAACTCATTTTAATAATAATATGCATGAAATATGGAATGATATGCCTCAAAAGATACTAAGGACATTGGAGAAATGAATGTATTAGCGAATACAATGATTGATAGGGTAAAAATATATAAACCGGACGATATATATTTTGAATGTCTTGAAGTAACAGATTTAAATATTAATAGTATTTATAATTTTCTTTTAAGAAATTATACAAATTATAGAGGAAGATTAAATGTTTATTCTAAGACATTATTAAAATTTTATTTTACAATACATAAATCTATATTGCTTGTTTTAAAAGATCAAAATAAAAAAATAATTGCATTTATATCTGGAGTATTTAAACCTTTATGTTATAAAAATCTTGGTTTAAAGATATATGAAAAAATTGCATATGTTAATTTTTTATGTATATCAAATGATTATAGACATTTATATATAGCTCCGTATTTAATAACACAATTATGGCATTTTGTAAATATGAAAGGTGGAACAATATCTATTTTTCATACTCAAACAAAATTACCTAAACCTATATCTGTGAATAAATATTATTCTAGACCAATTAATATAGATAAATTAATTAAAGCCAAGGTATTTGAAACACCAAAAGAAAATGTATCTAATTTTATTACAAATTTAAAAATACGTTATGTTTGTAATATAAATAACTCGCAATTAATAGAATGTAACGATATTGATTCTGGAAAAATATGTAGATTATTAAATAAATTTAAACAAAAAAATTACATTATTTTCAATACATGTACGAAAAAATATATTAAACAACTAATAAAGAATCCGGATTTTATAAGTTTAAAAATAAATAATAATAATAAAATTTACGCATATATAGATTTATATATAATAAAAGAAATATCTGGTCAAGTATATAATAATGCATATATTCATAATTATTTTTATCCGTCTAATTGGAATTTAGATGATAAATATAATTTTTTAGAATCTGTTGTATGTTTTCTTAAAATGAAAAATGTAGATATTCTAACTGTTCCTGATCATTATATGGATTTACAAAATAAGAATATATATTTAAAAGATTTTAATATAAAAACACACATTTTTAATTACAAAATGGCTAGTATTCCGGAAAGAAAAAATGGCATACAAATATTTTAAATAATAATAATAATAAAAATAAAATATATTATTATTATATATGGGACAGCCTGGAAATTGTGATAATGGAATAAGACCTTATAAATTTTCATTAGATGATTTAAAAGATGTGGCTAAGGGTAGTGATAAACAAATGGAAAAAGGTTGTGGTTATGGAGATTTTGATGTGACAAACGAAGGTAATTTAAGAGAAAATGGTTTTGGATGGCCTGAGAACGGTGAATTTGAATACGGTGGAAGGGGAGATAATTGTAATATGTGCGATGGTGGATATGGATGTGAATGTAATCAAACAAACCATGTACCTGGTAAAAGAGGAAAAGTTAGACGTAGACAATATAAGGCAGATCCTAAAGACTGTTGTTTAGCAAATATGGAATCTAAAGATAAAACTAAAACTATAGGTGATTATACATGTGATCCAACTTATAGAAATCCAGGAAATACAGAATGTGGAAATTATTACAGTGATTATTGTAAAGAATCTAATAATTTGTTTAATCCCAATTGTCAAGCATTAAAAAATAAAAATAGCGATGTATATAACATTTTAATGACAGAAAAATGTAACACTGAAGAACATTATAAAAATAATAAATGTCTTGCTTGGTGTAAAGAGGCTGGATCCAATTCTTGTACTATGCTTAATACTACTAATAGTTGTGAAGAGTATCAAATTACAGAACCAGAATGTACTCTACAAAAAATAAATGAAGTACAAGCTAAATGTTTAAGTTATAAACTTACAGAAAGTAAAATAGGCGCTGGTACTTACGCTTGTACTTTGAATGGTATAAAAACTCTTGAGGATAAATGTAAAGAATATAACATAGACCTTGGTTCATGTTCACAAACTGCAGTAGAAGATGAATTAAATAGAGTATTTCAAGCGGAACAAAATGATATAACAAGACAACAAATGGCTGAGCAATTTAATACAGCTCAGACAAGTCTTAATGAAGTATTGGGAATTGAGAAGAAACCCAAACCCAAACCTGAAGATTCTGAAGATTATACAATGTATATAATTATAGCAATTATTCTAATATTTTTGTTTATGTCATTTTCAGGTATCGTAGGTGTTTTATTGATAGGTGGAGAAGAATCAGAATAAATTATATAAATTTTAAAATAAATTATATAAATTTTTTATTTATATAAATTTTAAAATTATTTATATAAAGTAATATAATGAATAATTTATTATTATTAATAATTATCTTTTTAGTAATTAGTATAATTTATAGAAAATATTATATAAATAAAAAAGAACACTTGCTTTTAAACGTAGCAACGGAAATAGATGATAAGAGAGCACAAAAATACGCTTTAAAAAAAATGTGTGAAGATAAAGGATATTTTTGGCAAGACTTTGGTGATGAATTTACATATGAATGTAGACATACTAAAAAAACGTGTCTTGGTGAATCCGTTTATCCTACACCAAAAGTAGAAGATACACCTCCAAGATATTACGAATGGAGAGATAAAAGTCATCCAGATGTTAAAACAATACTTGAATTTGATAAACAAACACAATCTTCAAGTAAAAATGAAATAGGAGGAGAAACTGAACGTGAAGGTATGTGTATTATGGGATTAGAAGAATATAGAAAGTGGTGTGAAGATGAAAAATTAAGATATGATCCAGAAAATGGACAATGCTATACAACTAAGCCTTATTGTCAAAAAAAATTATTGGGATTTTGTAATAATGATTGTTTTGAACCTCCAGGTGGAATGATTTTATCAAAAGTTTTGGGAAATACTCTTGGTAAAAGTTTAGCTCTTGCAGGAGGAATTGACGCTGCAGTTATAGCAGGGTGTGGAAAAGATAGTTCTAACCCTTTTGATTATACCAACACATTTACCAACAAGTTACAATTATATGACTATTAAGATAAACATATACTTTAAGTATTATTTATCTATTTTATTGATTAGGTGTAGAAGAATATAGAAAGTGGTGTGAAGATGAAAAATTAAGATATGATCCAGAAAATGGACAATCCTATACAACTAAGCCTTATTGTCAAAAAAAATTATTGGGATTTTGTAATAATGATTGTTTTGAACCTCCAGGTGGAATGATTTTATTAAAAGTTTTTGGAAATACTCTTGGTAAAAGTTTGTCAATGGGCATTGGTGCAGCTTTACTGTATACTGGTAATCCTATAGGATGACTTGACGCAGCAATTATAGCAGGATGTGGAAATTAAATTAGATTAAATTAATTTAATTTAATGTTAATAAAAAAAATATTTACAATAATTAAGTGTAAATGAGCGGTATAGGAGCAGCTATTAGTGCAGGAATAAAAGCTGGACTTGCAGCAGCTGCAAAAGTAGGTACAAAAGTAGGTGCAGCAGGTGCAAGAGTAAGTGCGAAAGTTCCTCAACCAGTAAAAACAGCACTAGGGGTTGGAGGTGAGATTGCTCCAGATGCTGCGAGTGCAGGAATGAATATTCAACAAGCACCATTAACTTCTATGACAGAAGGTGAAAGAGCTTACCAAGTAACTGGTGAAATTATTGGTGCAGCTTTGAATATAGGTGTAGGAGTAGTGACAACAGGAGTGTCAATAGGTGGAACAGTCGGAGCGACATTGACAGGAGGTGCAGCACTTGGTCCAGTTGGTCTAGCTATTGCAGTTGTTATAGCTGTTGTTCAAATATTAGGTGCTATTATAGACCAATATGTTAATCCATTTCAACCAATGTTTAATAGAAATTTAAATGAAATGCGTGCAGCATATCATTCGTCTATAAAAAATAATTTTTTAGAAATGGGGTTAAATTGGCCATTGGAAATAAAACCGGATATAATAAATATTGTATTTGGAGACGAGAAAAATAAAAAAAAATATTATGATTATTTAAATGAATATTATTCAAATAAGAACTTGATTTCAAAACAAGAATTTTTAGAAGAATATCAACTTCTTTTAAACCTTAGGAAATTAGTTAGAAATACTAGAAAGTATATTTTTGATGCAGAAGGTAATGCAATTGCAAAACAGGATACAAATCAAGCTACATTTGACATTATAGCAGAAGGTCAGTCAAATCTTTTATTAATGTTAGCATTACAAGCACGTATAGCAAAATATAGAAGAGAAAATAAACCGAAACCTTCAATGATAAAAAAATTTGTAGAAGCTTATTATGTTGGTATGATATTCTGGAGTATATTGTTATGTTTACTAATCTTTTTATCAATATTTTTTTTATTTATTTAATAATATAATGAAAATAGACAAAACAAAAGTATTTATAGTAATTGTTATTATATTTATTTTATTAATAGTATATTTATATAAAAAAAAGGAAGAATTTGAAGAGGATACAACAGAATTAGATAAAGTACAAATATTAGAAAAATGTAAAGATATGACACCTAATAAATTGTTTAAATTATTTAGAGAAGATGTAACTTATATGACACAAGTATTTGTAGATAATAAAGTTCCAATTCGTGTTATTAAAGATCCTTCCTATTATCCTAAAATAGCAAGTTTATTAGTTAAAAATGAAATAATAAAATGTGCATAATTAAATAAAATTTAATGAATTTATTAAATTTTATTTATTAATTAATTATAAGAGATGTTTTTTTTTAATAATAATTACTACGAAGAATTTACAGCGCCTAAAATTAAAATACCTAAAATTAAAACGCCTAAAATAAAGATTGAAGCACCTCCTAAAATAAAGATTGAAGCACCTCCTAAAATAAAGATTGAAGCACCTCCTAAAGTAGCTGCTCCTTCGGCAAAAAAATCTTTAGGAACAGATTATAAAAAGTTTCCTGAAGGATCAGCGCAAAGACGTTTTTCGTATGATAATTCTTTGAAATCTGGGAAAAATCCGCCAAAAGTATTAGATAATCCATCAAAAGTTAGCAAAGTTAGTGATGATTTAAATAAAATAGATAATTTAGATAATATTAAAAAGGTAGATGATATTCCTAATTTAGGAGACGATGCTAAAAAGTTAGCAAAATCAAGTCCAGAAGATATAAAGGCTGATTTACCAGACGCACAAAAAGCTGATTTTGATATAGAAGGAAAAAAATTATTAGATGAAATTAAAACTCCAGAATTTAAAAGTAAAACATTTAAAGAAAAACTTAATTCAATGGGAGACTGGATAAAAAAGAATCCTAAACTTGCAGGAACAATTGTAGGAGTTACAGCGGTAGGTACAGCGTTTTTAGCTATGTATATTAAAGCACAAATAGATACAAATAGAATTAACAGTACCGACTATCAAATAACATCTATAACATCAGATGAAAACGATGAAGTAATAGTACTTTATGATCCACAAGATAAGTTTACTTTAAAAGACACAATTATTATATCAGAAACTAATTCGGTACCAGTAATTGATGTTAGTAATGTTGAATTAACATATGTAGGTAATGGAGTTATTAAATTTTCAGGAGAAGAAATAACTACTAATGGTACTAGCGGTAAATTACAATGCAGAACAACAGCTGAAGATCAATTCACTCAAAGTGTAACTGATGCAGCAAAGCCCTTAACTGATATACCACTTAATATAACAGGTAATGTATTAGATAAACTTATTCCTGCTCCTTTAAAAGATTTTTTTAAGAATTGGTGGTGGGTTGTTTTAATCATATGTATATTAGTTCTCAGTTCTAGTTCTGCTGCTATAGCATTTGTATATCTTAAATAAAAAAGTCACAATGTAAATAAAATAAAAAAGGCCCTATATTACATAGGGCCTTTTTTATTTTATTGTTTTTAATAATTTTTTAAACGTTTGTTAAAATTGTTTAGTTGATTGAATTCCATATCTTTATTAAATTCTGTTTCTATATCAAAATCCGAATCATAAAAATTGAATCCAGCAATTTTTTGAAAATCACCGAATAACACCGTTTCTTTACATTCTGTAAATACAGGTGCTATGTCTTCATTATAACATTGGTAGTAGTCATTCCAATATATATCTATAACAACATTTATCCAAAGGTTGTTATTTTTATTAATTCTAACATCGGCAAATTTATGTTTAACATCACATAAAGTTTCTACCATAGTATAATATACCGTTACATCATATATATCGCCATTATATTCTACCTTTTTTGTAATATTTAATTCATAAAATCTAGGATAATTTCTAGTATTTTTTGATTCTTGTTCTGTTCTTAATTCATCGATAACTTTAAACTCATTCATATTTGTACAAAAATTAAGATTTTCAATTAATTTTCAATTTTTTATTTAAAAAGTGGTCGTAATTCTACTGGAATTTCGGATATATTTATAGAATTATTAATATTAAATTTATCAATAATTGAACTATTGTTATTTGTAACCTTGTATTTATCTAACCATACATTTTTAATGATTTCGGGGAAATCTTCTATTGAGCCATTACGTAAAGATTTTATAATAGATAATAATACTTTTTGAAAGCTTTTTGGGAAATTTTTCTTAGTTTTATTAAGGTGACCTTCACCAAAGCTGCGCTTTAGCTCGGCAAGGTGGGATCGATATAAGATCATTAAATCAAAATGACTTTTTATCCGTTTCGGGTTGTATCTTTGACGAATAAACCAACTTTTTAAGACATTAGGTATCCAAGCATGTCCAAAGTCATTAATATAGAATATATATCCTAAATTAGGTACATAATAAGTATTTTCACCGATAGTATATTCCCAATATCCACCTTTTGGTACCTTTTGTACAATAATATTATCAGTATGTAAATCTAAATGTGTCATATTTAATTTAAGTTGTAATGTATAAAGAGCATATATAATTTGAAAATATGCATTATAAAGTTCTTCTTGAGATAATTCCTTTTTAACCCATTCAGTAAAAGTTTGCGAATTAGAAATATATTCATTAAAAAAGTAAGCAACATTAGGATAAAGATCGTCACATATACCAGATCTAGATTTAAATCGCCATGTGTAATGCAAGATAAAGTTTGGACAAACATTAGATAAAACGAATTGGTTAATCATTTTCATAGAAGCTAGTTCAATAAATGTACTATGTAGCAGTGATCTTTTACCAAATGGGTCACTAAGATATTTAGATTGTTGTTCTTCAATATATATTTTTTTTACAGCTACACAATCTTGTTCAGTGTTTTTTCTACAATAACTGTATACTTTTCCTTGTCCACCTCGTCCTAATTCCTTTTGTTTTTGTAAAACGGTATAATCAAAATTATCTTGGAATTTATCAAATATATTTTTACGTTGTTTTATATTTACATCTATATTCATATTATTACTTAATATAAACATTTAAAAAAAGTTTACTGTATTAAATATCTGTTTTACTAAAATTCTAAAAATAACTTCCCATATTTATTGTGATATATTGAACCATGAGAACTACCATAATAATGCGTACGTCTTGGTAATCCGTCTTGCAATGGTGGTTTAATACCACAAAGCTGAATACTTTTCGTAAATTTACGCATGTTTTTATTTGGATAATTGTGATTAAAGAAATATTTAATTTGGGTGTATTTTAAAACGGGACCTAAAATGTATTCTTTGGGGAACCAATAGCAACGTAATCTATTTGTAGATAAAGATTTATTGAATGCGTATTCTAAATTTTTATGTTGAAATTTAAGGTTATCGTTGTATTCATACCATATTTTTAAAAAGTCTAATACGACATCGTTATATGCAAAAAAGTATAAATTATCATTTAATGTTTTTAAAATTCTTAAATCTGAACATTTTGATTTTGTAACACGTGTGTTGTTTAAATTTATTGTCATAAAATCCATGTTTTTGACTTTAAAAAAGGTTGGATCTTGTTTTAATTCGGTGGTGATATCTACAAACACGATATTTTTTTTATATTGTTTTAGGACATGTAAAAAAAGTGTTGGTTTAGAGACTTTTGTGTAATCGCGCTTATTAGATTTATAAAGTAAGTAGTTTATTTTAAAACGATCACAATATTCTTTAAAAGACACTATATCATTTTTATCAACTGTATTATCAAATAAAGAAACTAAAATATAATTACTCGTGTTATTTAAATTCTGAGCGTTTAATTTACAATGGATATTAGTAGATATATCAGTTATTAACTTTTTATTTTTATAAACACCTTCGTTTTCTCGAATTTTGAAATCTTGTAAATAATCTTTTAATTGATTTTTGTTTAAATTAAAATCAACATAATTATTAAAAGTAACATTTAAACATCTTAATTTTTCTCCTAGTTGTCTATAAACATTTGGTGGCCATCTGGATACTTTTCCAACTCTTTGAAAAAAAACATCATCTAATGCACCTGTTTCAAAATCTTCATGAATCATAACAAGATCGCGCAAAGCGTAGTCTTCATTTTTTAATTCTTCTTTAAAATCAGCTATATGAGTATATTTTCCAATATTAGGATCATATTTATGTTTACCAAACATATACATGTAATTTAATGGTAACCAAACACAACGTAAATATGTTCCCATAAAATGTCTGGTAATAATTCCAGAAAAAGACTTATCTTCTGCTAAATGTAAATTTTTAATCATATAACTATTTAATATACTTAATAAAGTCCTTGCGCCATGTGTATTTGCGAACCCTAAAATTCCTCCTGGTAATTCTAATTGATAAGGATTATAACAACCAAAATCATATTCGTTCCAGTTTAAAAAATAACAATCAGCATCAATATCAAACAAATTTGGATATTTTAAAATTTGTAAATCAGTATCTATATAAATAACTTTGTATTTTGGAAATTGTAATAAACATCGCATTATAAATTCTCCCTTTAAACCAAGAGCAATTTGATACATTCCTTTTTGTTCAAAAATTGGAAATCTAATAAAATAATAATTAATTTTAAGTTTACGACATTGAGAGATTAATCTATCAACTTGTTGATCATATGTTAATCCACGAACAGAATTTCTATTAACAACTCCATTACCCCACCAATAACTACAAATCATAAAAGTACTTTTAGGGTTTAAAATTTCAGTTTGTACTATACCATCATTTAAATAACTTTTTAAAGTTTCATAATTTGTTTTAGATAAAGACATATTATATTAAAATATACATTTAATAAAAAAATTTACAATAAATTTAAATTAAAATAAAAAAGGGCTTAAGCTTGCAAATAAACTAATATCATTTAGATAATAATTTATTTGCAAGCTTAAGCCCTTTTTTTATTTTATTTTAATTTTTTATATTTGAGTTTTTTTAAAAGTAACTTTTTAATTCGACAATTTCTATATATTGCTTATAAAAGTTGTTTATCTTTTTCAAAATTTGTTTTACTTTCATCCTATTCAAAATTTTATGATTTTTTTATTTTTTCAATTTTTTGTTTCAATTTCGTTTATAAAATCGAGTAATTTTTCATTAACAGTAATTTTTTTTGGATTAAAACTATGTAAATAAACACCTTCTAAAGATCTTACTCTACTAAGAGCAACATAAACCATATGATTACAAAAACAATCTGCCAAATCTAAAATGGCTTTATCGAGTGATAAACTCTGACTTTTGTGAATAGTGATACTATAAGCTAGCATAAATGGTATTTGTGTAGCAACAATCTTGCTATTATCTATTTCAAGTTCCCATTCTATTTTACCTATCTGTTCAGTAACACCATTATCAAATTCTACAACAACTTTATTATTTATAAAATCTTTTACAGTACCAATAGAACCATTAACGAGACCTAATGATATATCTAAATTTTTAATAAGTAGTACTCTACAACCTTTTCGTAATTTTAGAGTGTCAATACCTCGTTGAGAAAATTGTGAGAGTAATTCTTTTTCTAATAAATCACATGTTTCTGTATTACCATATCTTGAAAATTGACATTCAAATATAATATCATCTGATTTAATTTTATTAAGTTGTTTAGAATTAATTAATTGTGCTTTTTTATTACTACTTACTAAATGAATTAAAGAATTGTTATCAGTATCTAAAAGTCTTGTCTGTAATGTTTTTATATCTTCTTCATTCTGAAGACCTTTACGAATTCTCATTAAAATATCAATATATTTTGTGTCAGTTTTTTGACGAAAATTTTCTTGTAAAACAATTGTTGATTTAGTAAACATCTTTTTAAATAATTCACTTTCTATTATTAATCTATTATCACCTGATTTATTATTTAATGTTGTTGTTGAATTAAATATTGTTTCTAATTGTAAAAAATCACCTGTTAAAATTATTTGAATACCACCAAATGGTTTATTTGAACGTTTAAGTATTTGGCAAATATGATTTATTTTTTCGAAAACACTAGCAGACATCATACTAATTTCATCAATGACAAGAATATCTGTCATTTTTATACGATTTTTAATACTAGTTTTATATTTTAATCTTCTGATTAATGTTTCTACAGAAGATTCTCCTGTACCTATACCCATAAAACTATTGATTGTAATACCACCAATATTATAAGCGGAAATCCCAGTAGTAGAAGTAAGATACATTGTTTTTTGCTGATTATTTGTAATCCATTTGTGAAATTGTTTTATAAGAAAACTTTTTCCACAACCTGCTGACCCTAAAATTAATAAAGACTCCCCCTTTTTAAATCTTTCAAACGCTATTGTTTGAGTTTTTGATAGTTCTAATTCGTATTCTGTAGGAATATTAGACCCAGTTTGTTCATTATGTTCAACAATTAAGTCTTTAAATTTTTCAAGTAATTGTTGCTCACAATCTTGTTGGGATGTTTGATAAATAGACATACTTATTTAAATAAATTACAGTCATATATATTATTCAATTTTTTATAATTTTTTATAATTTTTATATAATTTTTATAATTTTAAACCATAAATAAAGCAAATTTATAAAAAATTGAATTATTTTTAGATTTCTATAAATTTTGTACTACTATTATGACTACTACTGCCGCTCCTTTTACTCTTGCTAATAAAAATGCTATTATGTTGGAAAAATCCAATATTACGTCCTCTATGTTACGTTTAGAAAACAATGATTCGATTGTTAAAAAAATGATCCAAACTCGTATCATTGAAATCGATCAATGGCTTCAAGAATTTGATAAAATTAAATTGAATAATAATATTAGAGGATAAAATATAAAAATTAAAAATTAAAAAACTAAAATATAAAAACTAAAAAAATATTAAGCCCAAATGTTAGGATCATTTGGGCTTAATTACATGAATATAATTATATATAAGTAATTCATTAACATAACTTTTTGAACCCATACGATATAATTAAGATATATTTCAATGCATTAATTTTAATCTAAGTATAATATTATCAACAACATCATTTGCCGAGTCAGTTTCCTGAATTGGTATTCTAATTGTATGGAATTTTTTATAAAGTTCTTTACGTTGATAATACAGATCTTGAAATGTTTCTATACCATCTGGAAAAACAATTGGTCTTTCCCAATTTTCATTAGATTTTCTTTTTAATATGACATCAAACGGAGCATCTAACCAGATAACAGTATAGTTATCGAGAATATATTGCATTTGTTTATTATAGTAAATAGCAGAACCACCTAATGATATAATAGAATCACCAAAATCTTGAGATATAGACAATTCTTCAGCTTCTTGAAATTTAATTTTTCCATGTTGTGTTAAATATTCATTTTCTGACATATTAAATTTAGATATAAAAATATCTCTTGAATCAAGCCATTTTTTATTTAATTTTTCAGATAAAAATCTACCAATTGTGGTTTTTCCAGCATAGCACATACCTATTAAAAATATTGTCATTTATTTTAAATAATATATATTTTATGTTTTTAAATAAAAGTTATATAAATAATTGAATTATAAATATAAATTGTTATTAAATGTGAAAGATGACTTTAAGTAATTTGAATATGGGATATTGTTGTATAAATACAGAATTACGTAAGCTTGGAATTTTTTGTTCTAGAACATGTCGTTTAGATACAGTAAATCAAAATAGTATAGAATACATCTACCAATTAGCTTGGCAAAATATTAATGATCTTCCAGCTATTTTTAGATGGAATTATAAAAATAATATTTTTTTATATAGAATGTCTAGTGAAATGTTTCCTTTTGCAAGTCATCCCGACTATTACCTTATTTATGATTTAGAACAATTCAGATCTAGACTTCAAGAAATTGGTGAAATAGCAAAACATTACAATCAAACGTTAACATTTCATCCAGGGCAATATAATCAATTAACATCGCATAGAGAATCTGTCGTCGAAAAAAGTGTAATAGATATTGATCTTCATGCAAAAATATTAGATATGATGAATTGTGGAAGGGATAGTGTTATTGTTATTCACGGTGGATCAAAAAATGGTGGAAAGGAACTTGCTTTAAGTCGTTTTAAAGAAAATTTTTATAAATTATCTGAAAGTTCTAGATCTAGACTTGTATTAGAAAATTGTGAAATGGCTTATTCTATAGAAGACCTTCTTGAAGTATCGAAATTATTAAAAATTTGTGTTGTAATTGATTATCATCATCATAATATTAATCCAGGAACAATTAAAGATGATGACGCGTTGATAAATATAACAAATGAAGTTTTAGATATATGGAAATCAAGAGATATTACACCATTATTTCATTTATCTGAATCTAGACGTGGTGTAAAAATAAGTGATTCTATAACAGCTAGACGAGCGCATTCTGATTACGTTACAAATTTACCATTGGCATTAATTCGAACATTGGAAAGATCAAAGATTAATTTGGATATTGAAGCAAAAATGAAAGAACAGGCAGTTTTAAGATTGCAACAAAAATATTTTAATTAATATATTAAAAAGTAATTTAAAAAAATAAATTTTAATATATTAACAATGATTAAAAAAGATGAAATTCGTGTATGTGTTTTAGGAGTAGGATATGTTGGTGAGCATTTAATGAATACATTTAGTAAATATTATAATGTGATTGGTATAGATTTATCTGAGAAGCGAGTAGAATATTTAAAGACTAAATATCCAGAAATACATTTTCAAACAGATTATTCATGTATAGAAAGTTGTAATGTTTTTTTAGTATCTGTTCCAACATTGGTAAAATCTGATAAACAAATTGATTTAAGTTGTCTTTATTCTGTTAGAGATAATTTAAAAGATGTTATAAAAAGTGGATCTTTACTTATGGTTGAAAGTTCTGTTTACGTTGGTGCTACAAGAGAAATATTTGGATTTTTTAGAGAACGTGGTGTATTTGTTGGATTTTCTCCTGAAAGAGTTGATCCAGGAAGAACTGAGCCTCCAATGGAACTTATTCCAAAAGTTGTATCTGGATTAGATTATAATAGTTTAAATAAATGTGTTGATATTTATAGTAAAGTTATAGATACTATTGTACCAGTTAGTTCAACAGAATGCGCAGAAATGTGCAAATTATATGAAAATTGTTTTAGAATGGTGAATATTGCATATGTAAATGAGATTTCAGATATGTGTGACAAAGTAGGTATAGATGTCAAAGAAATGATTAATGCGTCTTCAACTAAGCCTTTTGGATTTATGCCATTTTATCCTGGAATTGGTGTAGGTGGACATTGTATTCCTGTAAATCCATATTATTTAATGAAAAATGGATCATTACCAGTTTTAGAATATGCAACAAATTTGATGGAAAAACGTCCTAAAAAGAAAGCGTTTGAATTAATGGATAAATACGATAGTAAAAATGTTCTTATTGTCGGTATAGGATTTAAAACTGGTGAAAGTTTATTGACGAATTCACCAGGTTATGATTTATATAAAGAACTTGTTAAACATACAAATGTAGATATTTATGATCCGTTAGTTCAAAATAATTTAAATACAAATACATGTATCAAATTCTTGGATAAAGAAAATTTCAGAGTAACATTTATAAAAAATAAATACGATTTGATTGTAATTAATTTAAATATAGATGAAGAAGATAAAAAAGTTATTGATTACTATGAAAGAATGGGTGGAAAGGTTCATATATTTTAATAAAAAAAAATTAATAAAAAATTGAAATTAGATTATTTTATTAATTTTAAAAAAAAGTAAAATGTTAAAACTAAGTGTGTCAACTGAATCAACTGTATCAACCGAATCAAGTGTGCCAACTGTGTCAAGTGTGTCAAGTGTGTCAACTGAATTAAGTGTACCAACTGAATCAAGTGTGTCATTTGGATTACTTGACACATCTGTATCGAGTATAAAGACGTTAACAGGAGCTGAAATTGCTGCATTGGCTATTGGATTATCTATTTTTGTTATTATTACTGGTATTTTTTTTGGCTTGTTTTATTCGGATAATAAAAACAAAGTTGTAAGTAATAAAGTATTTTTGTTAAAAAAATGGATGTTTATTTTTGGAATTGTATTATTAAATGCAATGGGATGTGTATTAGTATATTATACACGAAGTTTACAAGTTATTTTGTACATTATTTTAATATTGAAGTCAAATGATATTTTAATGTCTGTAATGTTTATTTGTAATATGATTTACAAAGCTATTAAAGGTGATTCAGAGCCAAATTTTGGACAATCTGAAGATGTTGAAAAAATTGTAGCATTTGTTCCTGTTTGTAAAGAACGATTAGAACAAGTGGAACAAACAATTGATTCATTGATTTCTAATAAATTAGGATCAAATTATTTATTAACTACAGTTATTTCAGATGGTCATAATGATTATTCAGATATTTTTACTTCTATTACTAAAGAAAATAATGGAGTATATAAATCTTGGAATGGTGATCAAGTTAATGTAAAGATTACATATGGTCAAAGAAATAATAAACCAATGATTTTGATTAGAAAATATAAAAATTTAGGTAAAAAAGATTCTATTATTTTATTTAATGATATTTTTAATCACGAAAGATATAATCTAACAATTGAAAACCGATCGTTAAAAGAAGATATTTTATCTAATATAGTTGATTTATTTGGTGTAAATAGATTTAATTATATTTATGGAACAGACGGTGATACAATTGTATCTGATACAAATTTAATGTATTTATTAGATACAATGAAACGGAGAGATGCAACTGCTTGTTGTGGTATTGTAAATGTAAATGAAGCTTATGGAAACTTTTTTTGGAATTTAACACAAAACTATCAATATTTATATGGTCAATTTATGAGAAGAACAAATGAAGATTTATTTAATCAAGTATTATGTTTACCAGGGTGTAATACAATGTATAAAATTGAAAATAGCTGTGCCGAATCAATGACATTATATTCAGAAATGACACAACAAGATAATTTAATTAAATCAAGTGTTCAAAACATTGGTACTGACAGACGATTTACTGGATCTTTAATTTATACAAATTCTACAGCTAAAATAGTTATGGATACTAGAGCACACGTTTATACTATTTCACCAGATTCATTTAAAAGCTATATAAATCAAAGAAAGCGTTGGTGTAACAATATGTATTTTAATAGTTTAGTAAATATTATTGCACCAAATATAAATTTTGTATTACGATTTTTTAATTTCATAAATGTTTTAAGATTATCATTAATTTATTTTAGATTATTTAATACATTATACTTTATATATTTATTATCAGCATTTTATGATAAGAAAATTTTAGATTTACTACCATATATTGTTATATTAGTTTTTCCTGTCTTTTGTTTTATGATATATTCTTTATTTAATAGTCATCTTAGAAATCAATATCATAAATTACTTTTAAGTGTAGTTTTTAATAAAATATTTACATTCTTTACAACAGTAATTATATTTACAGTAATGTTATATCATATTGGTATGTATTCATGGGTTACACACGATTATAAAAAAAATAATAGACGTTCTCAAATTGAAATGACAATTATAAATTAATATCATCAAAAAACATAAAAACATAAAAACATAAAAACATAAAAACATAAAAACATAAAAACATAAATAATATTAATTTAATTTTTTTTAAATTAATATTTAATTAAGTTTTTGCAATTGTATATTTTTGAAATAAGACCATGTATCATTTGGAGTTGCAGTGTTAGGTTGACTTCCTCCAAAAAATGTTTCAAGTATAATAGCGTTAATATTATATTCTTGTTGTGTTCTCCATAATAATTTGTTAAAACTTTGTGTAACATTATTGATAGTGATTTCTAATTCACCATCGTAATTTGGTATAGAATTTGTGAAAGTATTTGTTTTTAATCTAATTGATACATTGTTCCATTGGTGTTTGTAAAATTGAAAAAGACCTCTCCATAATGAATGTCCATATTGTGGATTTAATATTAAATTTGGAATATTATAAAAATTCGGATGTTGATTATCTGGAATATAGATATAAGCTTCAGCTGTTAAATTACTTCTCCAAGCTATTCTACAACTAGATGTGTCAAGGTGTTTTCCTCCTGAAGCTCCAACCATATGTTTTTTATTGGTTCCTTTACCAATAAATAATCCTGGTAGTTTTCCACCAAGAACTGGTTGAAATGTATCATCAAAATAAACTTGGTATTTAAAAACAACTTCATTTGCCATAAATATATTTTTTGGACTAGCAAAAAATCCTATTCCTCCAACTATTTGTTTACTTGGTGAATAACTACCTTTTGGATAAAATATTTTAATAATTTCCTCTTCGTTTTTACAATTTAAATAACTATTATTACATTTTATAATTTCATGATTCTTTGTATTTGTATTTGTACCAAATATATTTCTTACTATATTCCAAGGTTCAAGACCTTTATTTATACTAAGATTAGATAATAAATATAAAGGAAGCGTGATTAATGTACTTTTCATCTTTCTTGATTACCCTAAATAAATATTTTATACAAAATGTACGCAATTATTATAATAATAAACATAAATATGTTTAAATTTTAATTTAAAAGTAATTGTAATAATATATTAAAAATGTTTATATTAATATATTATTTAGTATTTCGTAATATAAATTCACAAACGATTCCAATTTCACCTTTTGGTTTACAAAGTGATATTTGTCAATCAGGAGATGGTATTACTATTAATGTTGGTGGGTTTTTGGGTACACCATATAAAATTACACCTTTTGTTGATCTGTTTAAAAATCCTCCAGTTATTGCTCCAAAAAATAAGTTATGTAGACCAGATAATCATTGTATGTTATCCTATGATATTACTATATCACAAGTACAAACTAGACCATTTGATAATTCAATTGTGGGATGTAAGGTACATCCTGGAACATGGTTTTTAGCATATAATGGAATGGCACCTGGACCAACAATGAGAGTACCAGCTGGTCATGAGTCACTTGTAAGATTTAAAAATTCAATTAATACAGTAACAGGGTATTTTAAAGGAAGTTACAATCCTTGTTTACCGGTAAATGGTAAATCGGGTAGACCTATAAGTGTTCATTTTCATGGTTCAGCAAGTTTAGCTCCATTTGATGGTTGGGCAGAAGATGAAACGTGTTTTGGTGAAGTAAAAGATTACATCTTTCCTAATAATAGAGCTGGTACAGGATGGTATCATGATCATGCTTTACATATTACAACAGAAAATGCATATTATGGATTAGCTGGTTTAAAAATTACATCAGCAAAAGTCAAAGATGGTGGATGTGGAGAACCATGGAATTTAGAAGATATAGAAGAACTCAGTATGATATTAGCAGATAAAGTATTAGATAATAAATGTCAATTGCGATATAGTTATTTTGAAGATCACAAAGACGACCTTTATGGTGATATTAATACTATTAATGGAATACCATTTCCTCAAATGAATTTAGAACCTAAATGGTATAGATTTAGAATATTAAATGCAGCTGCATCAAGACCTTATCTTTTTAAGATTAAGGATCACAATTTAAATGATATTTCTCAAAGAATTTGTAGAGTTATAGCAACAGATGGTGGTTTTAGAACTACTCATATAGCTTTTCCTATTGAAGGTCTACTCATTGGAGTTGCAGAAAGATATGAAATTGTATGTAATTTTGCAAATTATGGTAGTAGAACAGTTTATTTTTGGAATGATTTTGTTAGTAAAATTATGAAAGATGTTCCTTATTTTTGTCATTCACATTTACTTGCAAGAGCTAGTTTTTCAGCAGTTCCATCTGTTCCAAACCCACCAGTTTTCATTACTACTCAAACAACACCTGATCCATTAAAACCCATATTTAATGTTTTAACAAAACCAGATCGTGATGCTGCAATGGCGATGGCTATGGCTGATCAATATCATAGAGAAATGGTATTTGGTAGAAGTAATGGTCATTGGGTAATAAACGGAGAGACATGGGACACAGCAAAAATTGCAGCTAGCGATGTTGGACAAAATACATGGGAGGTTTGGAAATTTAAGTCTGGTGGAGGTTGGTTTCACCCGGTTCATATGCATCTTGTAGATTTTTTCTTATTACGAAGAGATCGTGAAATACCAGGTGGTGTGGAACCAGTAGGTTTAAGAACAAATGAAATATGGTCACCAAAAGATGTATTTTACCTAGGACCAAGTGAAGTAATATATGTTTTAGCAAGATTTGGTCCACATAAAGGTGATTATATGTTTCATTGTCATAATTTAGTTCATGAAGATCATGATATGATGAGAGCTATGAGTATGATTGATTCACAAATGTCAACAAAAAATCCACTATCGGCTCAACCATTTATTATTAATAGACTTTATAATTTGGTTTATAATAATTGGAAGTATGCAGATCCTATGTTAGGTGAAACAGCAGCAAGACCAAGTAGCCAAGTTAGAACAATGACTGATGCATATGTTAATCAAACACTCTATAAAAATTTATATAGAATTTTTTATCCATTACCTTCTGATATAGTATATATGAAAGGTGCTAAAAATCCATGGCAATCTATGTGGTGTCCATTAGTATAACTATATAACACGGAATAAGTTTAAACCGATAATGTAATAATACGGAATAAGTATACACCGATATTGTAATAATACGGAATAAGTATACACCGATATTGTAATAATACGGAATAAGTATATTATATACCACTGCCTAGGTATCTAGTTTTCTGGTATTTTTTGTAATTAAGACGTTCAAATCGTCGATCAAATCGTCGATCAATAATAAAAAATTGTTTTTTTATTGTTTTAATGAAAATTATAAAAATGATTGGTTTTGTTATAAAATCTGGTAAATGTAATGTGATACCAGAATTATCATTATACGATACAACTCATGATTTGTACGAAATACTAAATAATATTCCATATTCTCAATCTACATGTTGTTTTTGTTTAAACTCATTTTTAAATGGTGAAAATATTAAAACAGATTATAATAAAGATACAGATGGTTTAAATATGGATTGGTTTAAATCTAGAATTATAATTTTAAAATGTAATCATATTTTTCATTTATGTTGTTTTACAAAATATATAAAACATAATTATAATGAATATATATTTGCAAATGTAGAAATTGATATTTTAAATGAAAGTGAAAATAATTCTTTATCTTCAAGTTTATCTAGTTTATGTTCAAGTGAAAATAAAACAAGTGACTCTAGTAATAGTAATAGTAATTGTAGTAGTAAACACGAAAATTTTAAAAAATTTAATGATAATAATTCAAATGATAATAATGTAATTGATAATAATGTAATTGATAATAATGTAATTGATAATAATGTAATTGATTTTGATATAATAAAAAATAAAGCCGTATTATGGAATCGTAATAAAAATTTAACTGAAAAATCATATAATAATGATATAAATCTTTATTATGATCATTTAGTTAATTTACGTCATATAATAAACTCATCTGAATCAAACGAAATAAAATCAAATGAAAGAATCTCAAGTGAAATTAAATCAGATGTAAATGAAATAAAATCAAATGAAAGAATCTCAAGTGAAATTAAATCAGATGTAAACGAAATAAAATCAAATGAAAGAATCTCAAGTGAAATTAAATCAGATGTAAATGAAATAAAATCAAATGTAAATAAATCAAATGAATTAAATGAATTAGATAATATAAAATCATATTATGAAACAGAAAATAGTATAAATACATCTGTTAATAGTAATTGTTTTCGAGTAGAATGTCCATTATGTAAGAAAAAAGTGAATAGTTTTTGTACATCATCAATTTTAGAGAAATATAAAATTTTATTGGAGTTATATTCATAATAATGACTATACAAAATTTTAAAATAACAGATGAATCAATAAATCCGAGTTTTAATAAAGATTGTATATTTTGTTTAGAAGATGTAAATAATGAATATGTAAATAATGAATATGTAAATAATGAATATGTAAATAATGAATATGTAAATAATGAATATGTAAATAATGAATATGTAAAATTGAATATAAATACGTCGAAAATTATATTAGAATGTAATCATAATTATCATTTCATGTGTTTTTTTAGATATATAATATCAAAATTAAAAATAAATGATGAATCTATATTTTTAAAATATAAAAGGTTTAAATGTCCATTATGTCAATCTAATTTAGAATGTTCGACATTATATATTTTTTTAAGAACTTATATATTTTTACTAAATGATGATATTAAAACTATAAAGAATGATTTAAATAAAAAATCATTAAAAATAAAATATAAAAAGTTTGTATTTTTTATTAAGAATATATTAAATAGAAAAATATATTTACAAGAACTACATAATTTTTATAAAAGTAAAGAAAATATTAAAAGATTAATTAAAAATCAAGAGGAAATATTAACAATGATTTATATATTAAAAAATATAAAATTGTATTAGGTTAATAGATAAAATATTTTTATTATAAATAGATAAATGACAAAGGAATATGATTCATTTTATAATTATATAATGTTAAATAGAAATCAAGAAATAGATATATTTAATGAAACTTTTAAAGATAGATTTTATCAATTACCTGATAAAGTAGTGTCTTCAAAATATATTTTAAAAAATTTAACGATAAATGATAAAAAGGAGTTTAAGATTTTTCAAAATGCTTTTTTAGAATATTTCAAATATAAATTAACAATTTAATTTACAATTATTTTTTTATATATAAGTAATATATATAAAAATGGGTCTTTTAGGTACAAGTTTAATTTTAGTTGGTATAGTTATATTTTTAGTTGGGTATTGGTTTACAGGAAGAAGTCAAGGTGAAGAACAATGTAACCCACCTATAGAAAGTTCAAATAGAGGCGGAGGAATAGCTGGTATTGTTATTGGATTAATATTTATGTTAGCTGGTCTAGTTTTTAATTTAAGAGAATCTAATCCGGAACAAGTTATAGCATATGAAAATGTTTAATAAAAGTTAATAATAATATATTTAATATTATTATTTTAATTATAATATTGACATTCACATGCAGATGAATTTATGGAAGTAGATTTCCAATTACCTGTCCATTCGGTATTTTTATCAAGTAAATATTGATTACACATTTTTGGACAAATTGTTTTTGCATCACCATGATTCCATATAAAACAATTTTTTCCTAATGCGCATCCAACATAATGTTTATTATATTCACCTAATTTACTACATTCGCAAATTGAATCTTTTGATTTATTAGCGTTATTTACCCATTTACCAGTAAACTTATATGGCTTATTAATATTAGCTTTTTGACAAATAGTATTACATTTTGTTTTTGCATCTAAATGATTCCAAATATTACAATTTTTACACGGAACATCAATTGTGAGCTGTTTAGTGTTTTCTAATGTTTCTATATTTTTATAAACTATATACAAAATAGCAATAAATATTAAAATATACAACATATAATATAACTATGTAAAAAAAATTTATATATATCATAAATAAAAAGTAATGATATTTATGCTAATGATTTTTTACAACATGCAAAATTTTCATTAAAACATTTTAAATTTGTTTGTTTTAGATATTCTAAATCTTTATAACTTTTTATTAACCAAGGTGGTGGAGCGTAAACTCTATCTGAAGGTATATAAAAATTAGGATCAGTAAATTGACACAAATGATTTGATAATGCTGTACAATCTATAGACAATTCACCTTTTTTATTAAATTCTTTTTTATAAATTGTTTTATTAGGTGTATTTTCGTCCCATTTTTTATAAACTGGTGATAATATTTCATTTTCTATATCGTCAGTTAATTTATCAATAGTTTTAGTTTTTTTTTTAAATTCACTATACACATTTTCTAAAAATGTTAAATATTCTTGAGACTTTAATTTTTCATCAAAAATATAAGATTTATACGGGTCTTGATTAAAAGATTCATAACGTTTTGTAAATATTATTATTAATATTATTACTATAAATAAAATTATTATAGTCATATTAATTTAGATCAATAAAAAAGATAATTATAATTTTTATGTAAATATTTTTTGATTGCTTATAATATGAGTAAATCTTTTAAAAGTCCAGATCCAAACTTTGTAAAAGGAAATTTTAAAAGTATTAAAAAAAAACATATATCACCTAAACGTAAAGATTATGAAATTAAAGCAAAAACAAAAGTTGATAAAACGAGTAAATGTGGTTATATTAATAATAGTAATAATTCTCGTTGTAAATTAAAATTAGGTTTATATCCAGAATATTGTCATTTACATACAATGTTAATAGACAATGTGTATATAGACAAATCAAATATACGTAATGGTGGTAATGGTTTATTTGTTGGACCATATGGATTTAAAAGAGGTGATATAATAGGAAAATATAGTTTTCCTTATAACCAAGTTTCATTAGAAAATTTGGAACGAAGATGTAAAAAAGAAAAATGCTGGGATTACGTATTTTGTGATATGAAGAATAAAGGACAAAAATGTTGGGATGGTCTGGATTTAAGGAGTACTATTATAAGAAATATTAATGATGCTCATAATTCTAAATTTAGAAACAATAGTTATTTTGAAATTAAAGGTGATAATGTTTATGCAAAGACTTCTCGTAATATTAAACCTTTTAGTGAAATATTTATATCATATGGTTCAAAGTATTGGGATTGATTAATTATTTTATTAATTTTATTAAAATAAAATTAATTACAATTAAATAAAAAAAAAATATTTGTTTATAGTATAAATAAAAATGATTGAAAACTTTGTCAGTAATTTGTTCGGAGGTGCCAAAAAATCTGGTTCCAAAAAAATGAAATCCCCAAGACGTAGAAGATCTGCACCAAAGAAGTCTTCTCCAATGAAAAAACGTTCATCTAAGAGACGTTCATCTAAGAGACGTTCATCTAAGAGACGTTCATCTAAGAGACGTTCATCTAAGAGACGTTCATCTAAGAGACGTTCATCTAAGAGACGTTCATCTAAAAAGAAGTCTTCTGCTAAGAAGAGATCTGTAAAGAGACGTTCATCCAAGAAACGTTCATCTAAAAAGAAGTCTTCTGCTAAGAAGAGATCTGTAAAGAGACGTTCATCCAAGAAACGTTCATCTAAAAAGAAGTCTTCTGCTAAAAAGCGATCTGTAAAGAGACGTTCATCTAAGAAACGTTCATCTAAAAAGAAGTCTTCTGCTAAAAAGCGATCTGTTAAAAGACGTTCTGCTAAAAAGCGATCATCTAAAAAGAAGTCTTCTGCTAAAAAGCGATCT